GTAGATGATGATATGCGTCTATGGAGTTCGGCCACCCCGACGAAAGTTGTAATGAGTGAAAGTGCGGATGATGGAACAGTGGATAGTACCTACGGTGTTAGCGTAGATGATGCTATGCGTCTATGGAGTTCGGCCACCCCGACGAAAGTTGTAATGAGTGAAAGTGCGGATGATGGATATGGAGTAATGAACTTAGTAATAGCAATTTCAAATCCTTTTGAAGATGGACATGCTGGACCACGCGGTAAACAGGGACCAACAGGTAACCATGGCACACCAGGTATTCAAGGCATACCAGGCAAAATAGGTCCTACAGGCAGGGTAGGTGCACAAGGCACACCTGGTGCAACAGGTTCACAAGGTATTCAAGGATTACCAGGTTCAAAAGGTGACATTGGTGCTACAGGCGAACAAGGTATACAAGGTGTGAAAGGAGATACGGGTGACACAGGTCCAATGGGTCCACAAGGTCCAAAAGGTGACCAGGGTTTACCAGGACCTGCAGGTGCAGGTGGAAGTGCAGGTGGTATAGGTCCAATGGGGCCACAGGGTAATCAAGGTACACAAGGTAATACAGGTGCAAAAGGTGACAAGGGTGATAGGGGAGAGAAGGGTCACCAAGGAAATAAAGGTGATAAAGGTGACAAGGGTGATAAAGGTGACCAAGGAACTGCTGGTGTGAATGGCGATAAAGGTGATCAAGGTGTGAAGGGTGATAAAGGTGACCAAGGCGTGCAAGGTAAACAAGGTGTATCAGGTAATGATGGAGACAAGGGTGTTATTGGTAATCAAGGTGTAACTGGATCAACGGGTCAAAAAGGCGAAAAGGGTGATTCAGGTGACCGAGGTCCACATGGACCACAAGGTACTTCAGGTAAAGATGGTGAAAAGGGCGACCAAGGACCAACTGGTGTTCAAGGTAAAACCGGTCTATCTGGTGAACCTGGAAAAGTTGGAGATAAGGGCGAAAAGGGTGACACGGGTGGAAGAGGTGTGCAAGGTAATACAGGTGCAAAGGGTGACAAAGGTGGAAAGGGTGACAAAGGTGATAAGGGTGATAAAGGAGATACAGGCGATAGAGGCCCAGCAGGTCCAGGAGGAGGAAAGGGAGGAATCGGTCCACAAGGACCAAAAGGTGATAAGGGAGATACCGGTGGTAAGGGTGAGAAGGGCGATATCGGTGGCCGAGGCAACGACGGAGGTATTGGTCCTCCAGGTGATAAAGGTGATAAAGGTGAAAAGGGTGATACTGGTTTATCAGGTGCAAAAGGCGACAAGGGTGACAAGGGAGATAAAGGTGACCGCGGTATACAAGGTATACATGGAAAAGATGGTGGCGTTGGTCCAATGGGACCCGCAGGTTCATACGGAAATCGTGGTCTAACTGGACCAAAAGGTATAGATGGAAAAGATGGTCCAGCCGGTCCACGAGGCCTGGTCGGCCCAGAGGGTGGTCTTGGTCCAATGGGTCCCCGAGGTCATACAGGTGCAAAAGGTGATACAGGTGCACGGGGTCCTCCTGGTCCTCCTGGTCCACCTGGCCCAGCAGCCGCAGGTCATATTGGAACAGCTGGTGGGGCATCTCATAATAGTATAAATAATCCATACGACGATTTTGACCCACATAGTTTAGATAATGCGTATGGAACAATGGGTTTATCTGGAATACCAATTGGTTATCCACAAGGAATGCCACAAAGGCCAATGATTATTAATGTTACTAGTAATGGAAAACCAACACCACATCAACATGCCATACCACAACAACCAGTTGTTAATCAGCAACATGCCATGCCACAACCTCAAATGAACAATGTTACGATGACGCATAAATTAAGCGATAATGTAAATAAACACATACAAAAATCAACGAACGTTCTTGATTATATAATGGCGCGTTCTCAAAAACCTGATACTAATAAAAAATAAAATGTATTATTTTCATATTTTTAACTATATAAAATATATAAGTATGAAAAACAGTAACATGAAAAATCTATGTATTGCTTTTGCAATTTTATTTTTATTGCTTTTAATATTGATGGTTATGCAATGTAACACTTGCAGAGAAGGTAATCAAACTATAGGTTTAACTGCGCCAACATCTGGTATTACTTCACCAAATAAAATTGGACCACCACCTGGTTTACCACACGCAAATAACCAAAAACGTCAACCAATTATAATTAATGTTACCAATACTGGTGGCGCAACTGTATCACAAGAGCAACCTTAAATTAAAGAATATATGGTTGTATTATTGAAAACATACTATATTTTTTACTTATGTACAATATATAGTAACAACTATTAATAATGAACAAATGTATGATTTCAATCAATAAAATTACTATTGTTGTACTTGTTATATTACTTATTATATTTATCGTAAAATCATGTAATGTACGCGAAGGTTTTGACGGCACTGTTCAAATACCCATTCAGGAAGCAAGTAGTCATTTTTCACAACATAATTATTTTTCAACTTCTGAAAACAATTATCTTGCAAGTAAAATATATAAAATGAAACAGGATGGTAACTTTAACAAAAGTGACGAAGAGATTCACCAGATATGGATGGATATATATGAACAACCAAATAGCACTGCAGCAAGAAACAAACTATATGAATATGCACAAAAAGAGGGTATATCTAATGAACAGTTAAAATTGTATACTATACACGATATTATAGAGTTATATGCAATGAAAGCTTATGAGTTACCAGTAAAAATGGAAACAGACCCACAATCTGGTGGTTCATACCTTGTCACGACAGAAGAAAATAACAAAATGCATCAGACTATTCTGAAATCAACTAGCATACAACAAGCAAAAGATTTGTATACGCAATACGCAGAAACATACCCACCTATTCAAAATAATTATGGAGATGAAGATAATCATACTCAAGATGTTATTCCAGGTGAAGGCGAACATCATGATTATATCTCCGAAGATAATCATACTCAAGATGTTATTTCAGGTGAAGGCGAACATCATGATTATATCACCGAATATCATCATACTCAAGATGTTATTCCGGGTGGGGGAGAGCATCATGATTATGTCCCCGAAGATCACCATACTCCAGCACCAAGCGATGAACAAGCTGTTCAACAAACCAAAAGTTCACAATGTTTATCAAAAACATGTGCATCTGGATACAATTATCGTTTTACAATTAGTAATATGTCAGTAGGCAATAAGGATGGAATGTCTATTTTTACAATAAACGATTTAAATGACAAAATAAAGACATACGCTGTTGACAAAAAAAACTTGATATTACGAGAAATTGTTCATAATTGGGAGTTTGAAGTTGATGGTGTCAGATACACTCCTTTATTAAAATGTGACCATGATACGGGTATAGATGATAACACAATCAGGCTAGTAACTGAACCACCATCTCCTTTTAAATCTGGTGTTGTTTCTGAATATAAAGAAGTAAAATGGTATCAATGTGGAGGAATTGCACAAGAAAAGCAAAATCCACCTGCTGAAAAAGAGAAGGACGCCCCAACAGAAACTAAGGGAGGTTCAAGAATGTTTGATGAAAAAATCCCCGAGAATACAGATGATTATTTTGCCCCTCACGACGGGCAGGATGCCAGTAAACAAACAGGAAGTTTAATTGACAAACAAACTATTATTGACCCTCCAGGAATTTTGGGACCATCATCTTTAATGCCAAGTGAGAAAGTTAAACCAGTTAATATTTTTATTACAAGTAACGTTGGTCCATATGGAAATGTTGGAAGAATTGAAGGAGAACGTCAAAATACACAACCTCAAAATAAACAACCTCAACATATGAAGATAACTCATAGTATTGGAACAAAAACAAATCAACAGTTAACTAAATCCATGAACATGATGCAACATATAATGACTACATCACAACGTCGTTAAGCAATATTAAAATATTAAATATCGCAAAAATTAATTTACTATATATTTTTAACTGTACACAATATATAGTAACAATACTTATGAATATTGAACATCTGGTCATATACGCAACGATTATTCTAATAATATTTATTATATTCATTTTCTTTTCTGGAAAACAAACGTGCTCACGTGAAGGTATGGCAAATGGTGTAGATACACTTATACAAGAGACATTAGACGACGCAAATATTCAGATTAATACAAATGGACAAGATATTATTTCTGAGTCAACTGCTCCGGGCTCTAGCATACATACACCAGCTCCTGGCACTAGCATACACACACCAGCCCATAGCGCACATGCATCAACACATAGCGCACCTGCGCCAGCCCATAGCACACCTAGTCCAGCTTCTCATCAGAATAATTCATCAAACAATATTGTTGTTACACATGATTTAGACAAAAATACTCTTGCTCTTCTTGAAAGAGGCGCTGATATGTTACAACGTATGGAACCAGATGCTCAAAACCAAGATGGTGGATATAACCATTTTAAGAAATCTGGTATGCCACTTCTTTATTATGCACCAAATGGGTCCAAGGCAACACTTCTTATGAGATTTAACACTTATGCTATTAGTATTGCCAATAGTAATGGAACTACTACATTATTTGTTCCAACTGTGCCATCTGCAAATCAATCCACGACAACAAATAATGGTGCTGTCCCAACTATTCCTCAGGAAATAACTAACACTACTTTCCATGATAATAATGGAAGCACTGCAACAATCTTTCGTGCAAACAATGGTCAATACATTATTCGAATAACTGGAGCTGATGGTAGTCAAATTATGTATGTGCCAGATACTAGAGCTAGCACATCGCCCAGTCAAACGAATACCAACAGTGGAGCATCTACTCCTGCTTCCGGAACTCCTTCTTCTGCTTCCGAAACTTCTCCTGTTCCCAATAGTCTTCCTATTGAAGAGGATGATAGATACATATTAAAAACTCAGATTGTTCCTCCTGTTTGTCCTCGTTGTCCTTCCATTTGTAACTCTAATCCTAATGAACAAAGTCCTCCTTGTCCTTCTTGTGGTAATAAGGGAACTGGATGTAGTTCTGGACACACCACTACTGCAGATACTACTAGTGAATGTAATACACAGAAAGATGTAATATCGCCTAAGAATGGTTATTGCCCAACGGAAAATACTACTGATAAATATTCCAAATATAGAACAAACAGTCAGTTTGAACCCGTCCCTGTTACAGCAGATTTTAGTTCTTTCTAAATGTCTCTCTCCAGTAAAAATCTAAAGGATACGAACAGCTTTACCTATGTATATATGTAAAAGTTACATACATACATAACATATTTTTACCAACACATAATCCATACCCATGATAACAATTGCGTTACCGCTGTTAAAGAATAAAATGCACATAAATTGTACGATATAAAAAATGGAAAAAGTAATAAAAAAATAAACACATTTGCATAAAAATAACTACATGTTACATAAAAATTAAAAATAGGTATAGTAATTCTATAAAATGCCATGTTTGATATAGAATTACCATTAAACACAAGAAGACAGTATGGAGAACATACTAAGTTTTTTATTGTATTATTATAGTTTGCAATTATACCAGAACAAATTATACAATTATCAAGAGGGATATAAGAATATATGTATCTTCGTAAATCTACTGGTAATTTTCTTATAAGTCGACCATTCATAAATTATACAAATAAAACAATATAACTTTATTTGTATTTACATATTTGATTTTAGTTTTCCGCCTCTCCGATAAACTTCTTTTCGCATTTCTTATCCATTTGAAATGATGAACCTGATACACTTTGAGGAACAATTTTAATAATACACTTTGATTTTTCTCCAGAATAGAGTGGAGTTGTGCATCCCTTTTCTTTTTCTCGTTTTTTATGATTTTTTATTGTCTTTTTAATTTTGCCTATTTTCCAAATTTTATTTTTATCATCTGTGCACCTAGCACGAAAATGTTCATATCGAGTTTTTACATCACAGTAACTAAGATTTGACTTCTTATTCAACATCTTATTTACTAATTCATGTAAATCATAAATATATTTCGAAAAAGTTTCGCGACTTTTCATAACCTCCATTGTTGGTGGAAGTGACTTAAAGTTTTTACGTAGATTAATACGACAATATTTACATGGCAATACATAACGTAAATTACAAACAAACTTTTGATAGCGTTTCTTATCTTCAGTAGTAGGGTTTACTGGATAATTAAAACTTATGGTATGTAACGTATGCCATAAACTTGGACCCCATACTGCGGTCAACATACCATCACCACTATTAAACTCTTTCTCTGAATACAGACCATGCTCTTTATTCATTTCAACTTTACACATTAACGTTTCGTCTTGTTTCCGTGTTTTACGCGTTTTTTTTGACGAACGTTTGTTCATTTTTTTTGTGACCTTACGATTTTTTTTCTGAGTTTTACGAGACTTACCTCCGTTCCCTAGATATTTCATTTTTGACACTACTCTACAATATATAGAGAATAATTATTTACCCTTTGCAATTGTAGAAATATCAACAATATTTGATAAAACCTCTAGATTATTCATACGCACATTAGTTGATTTTGTATTAGAGGGTTTGATATAAACTTTATACATTGCTTCTACTGATGAATAATAATTACTGTCGGTTACATAATCGGAACGATTTAGTTCAACTGTGTTACCATTTATCGTATTAAACAACATATTAATAGATTATTGCGTTAGTATATCTAATAAATAATCTTTAATTTCGTTTGTTAGTATATAAATATTACCTGTATAGTACATATAAACATGTTTGCGGAAATTCTCAATAAAATACGTACAAACCCAGTTTTTTACCTGATGATACTTGTTACGATTATTATATTATGTGTAGCAGCATATATGATTTTTCAAAAATCAAAACCAAATCTTAAAACAAGTATTGAACCAGGAGCTAGTAAGCAAGTTTCATCACAAGAAGCAGAAGTGATGTTCTTTTATGCTAACTGGTGTCCTCATTGCAAGGCAGCCAAACCACACTGGAAGGAAGTTAAAGATGAATACGATGGAAAAACTATCAACGGATATACATTAAACTTTACTGACATAGACTGCACAGAAGAAACTCCCGAAATTAGAAAAGCAACTGAGGAATACGATATTGAAGGATACCCAACTATCAAACTTATTAAGGACGGACAAGTCATTGACTATGATGCAAAACCAACCAAAGACACTCTTGAGAAGTTTATCACCACCGTGCTATAAATTATTTTAATCAATCTATTATACAATCATGTCTAAGTAGTGATATATTAGACATTATTTTTACAATTTATTTTTATTTACTATCACTTTCTTTCTCGGACACTGAACTCGTCTTTTTTAACGTCTTCTTCTTTTGAGGTAGACGACTGAGAACAGAACCTTTCTTTACATCAGAGTTTTTTATGGTATATTTTTTAGAAGTTTTGTTATAATACAGACCATGAATTGTGACCAACTTACCAGTCTCTGCATTATAATCTACATCTTTCACACGTGTTAATTTTTTCTTGTCTAGGCAGTCGCGCACATACTTATACAAATCATCGCGTTCACTATCAGAAAGAGAATGTTCTTTATGATACTCCTCAACAAATTCAGTAACTTTCTGCATCTTTACTGTCATATCAAGCTTATTCCATCCATCTGTCTTGGTCTTTACAGTACTTGTCTCTAGAAACTTCTCCAAATTATTTAGTCGTTCAATATTATCAACGCCATACTCCATTGAACACGGAACACCAGATAGTATCATTGATTTGTACTGAATATGCTTTAGTTCAAGGCATTCATCAGGTGCTACAACCTTTTTATCATTGTCGGTAGTTAGTATCTCATTTTTCACTTTATCATCTGTATTCATTATAATAGTATAGTTATAGACTACTCGTAAACCTATATATAGATATAACACTTTAAGTCTAATTCCTTTTTATATATTATATCTATCTGTACAGTATGAACCTGTATGGAAAACACTAAAAAAATTATACTTAAAAGTTCATCTAGTGTAAAAAAAATTATACAAGGTAAGACATCAACCGCATCATGTGTTAAAAGCTCGGATGATATTTTTCATGAGCATTATTATACATACCAATATCAACTTGACATTGTAACAGCTATATTTAATCGTATTGATAAAAAAACACCATTTCCAATTCAACTACAATCAATGTGCGAACAAGTAATGACACATATAAACACAAAGGTATATGGATACAAAATGCAAGATAAGATTAAAAAAAGGACTATTCCAGATAACTTTGTTGATATTTTGGATGTTATTCATCTACTCAAAGAAGCACAATCTAGGTGTTATTACTGTAATAGTGAACTTTTTGTCTTATACAAAAATAAACAGGAAATGAGTCAATGGACACTTGACAGAATAGATAACTCGATTGCACACACAACAGATAATGTTGTAATTTCATGTTTACAGTGTAACTTGAAAAAGGGAACAAAAGGAAAAGAAGCGTTCTTATTTACAAAACAATTATCAGTTACCAAACGTGATACTAGTGAAATAGAAGATGTTAAAAATAAAGACGATATGTATCATGAAAAAACAAGCTCTAGTTATGACAATGATCTTATTATTAGTGATATTGAGTACTCCCAAGACACCTAATCAAATATTGTAATTGAGTAGAATAAACAATTACAATATATAAACTAAGTATATGCATAAAAAACGATGGACATGGAGTGACGCAGGGTCAAATGAACCTGTTCTACGCTCACCAATTAATAGACAACAATTAGAACAATTAGAGCAACAAGCTCAAAGACAGCAAACAGAACAAATACAGCAACAACCTGAACCACCTTCGGAACCTTTAGATAACTTTAATGATGATAAACATGTGAGAGAAAATACATATGCACGAATGGCGCAAAGGGAACCCATGGTTCAAATGGGAACAAACCCATTCTTAAACACCAGTTATCTTGACGGTATCACAATACGTGACAAATACCTAATGCCATATCACGAATCAAAACCACGCTCTGATAGGGGTATCGATAATGAGTAGTTCTCATAATTTATTTAATCTTTTTCTATTTTTCCGCGTCTTTCGTGGGGTTCTCGTTTTTCGTTTTCCACCAAGTTTGCCAGGTTGACTTAAGCTATCTTTAATTTTATTAATTTCACGTGTAGATTCGGTATCTAATTGACTATGTGCTAATGAACGTAATGTTGGTATATTAGGTCGTTTGTATTCTTTTATATTTTTCGTTACTAAACTTTTTTGTTGACTTGCTTTTAATAAAGTTGCTATTTCGGGGAAGACGTCTTCATATACCATGTCAAAAGCGGTGTAGCCTTCATTTGTCTTCGCATTCACATTAGCTCCATATTCTAAAAGTGCTTCTACTACTTCCTCATGACCCATCCCTACTGCCATCATCAAAGGAGTTTGTCCGTCAATATTAGCCTTGTTGATATCTGCTCCTTTCTCAAGCAGTATCTTCACCACCTCCACATTACCCATTTCTGATGCTACGTATAAGGGTGTGTCGCCGGCACTATTAGTCTGGTTGATATCCGCTCCCTGCTCCAGCAACCTCATCATCATTACAAAATCACCATCTTCTGATGCTACGATTAATTCAGAATTCAAATCTCCCCCCTTTTGCTTTTTTGAACGGGTTTTTCGTTTAGATTTCTGTCTTCGTCTTTTTGTTTTACGTTTACCTCCCTTTTTAGGTTTAGGTTTCAAGTAGGCAACCGTATCTGTTTTATATGGACCAATTGTTTCTGCTCTAGCATTTCTAAGTAAAAATGTCTCATTACGCATAGCAGGTGTCACCAGTTTGGCTTCTGAATATGGAAGAGATTTTGCTTCAGGCTTAGACGTACCTAGGCCACCTCCAATATTTATATCAATAGTCATATATTTTAATGATATAAATTTATTACCTTATCAATATTCGTGATTTAATAATAGAAACCCTCACTGCTCTTTTTATCATCATCGGCCTTATCAGCATCATCAGAAGTTGCTTCAGAAGCACTACTAGATTTTATATTGTCCAACATATCACCGCGTTTGGTCGCAGAATGACTGAAGAAAAATACTAATCCAACAACTATGATGATAAACATTAAGATTGGCAAAGCAAGAACAAGGAACCATGAGACGTTAGTATGTCCTTCGTCACACAACCATCCTAGGAAAAAGGCCCAGAGAAGAACGGTGATTGCGTGGAAAATAATTCCAAAAATACTACCAGTCATAAGACTAGAAAGAATTGTAATGACAGAAATTGCCAAATACACCTTTGAAGGGTTACATAACTGACCTAAAGGTTTAAAAAATCCCATTATATATTATGTACAAACATAATTAAAAGATATTTTTCTAAATACGAACTTATTCAGAAACAACTGGCGTTGAATGAATTATGATGTAAATGTAAAATATCAAAAAAAGATAAACAAGACAAAGTGGAAGAATTAATAATAACCAGGACATATTTGTAAACTTATTCTCACACAAATACTGAAGTAGATAGCTCCAAACTGCTACTACAAAAATATGAAATAACATAGAATGCAAATAAACATTTGTTAACGATAACACAATTGTGAAGAACATCGAAAAAAGGAGATATAAAAAGGCAGGTGGACACAATGTAAGATTATTCATATTATTGTATTACCCTTATTATATCACTTGAAAAGTTTTTGTAAACATTGAAAATAATGATATAAAGGTTCGGTACAGGTTATATATAATAAATGAATTCAACATATTCTACGCAAAATGACCTGCTATTAAATAACCTACTTGAGTTTTATAACCGCGACAACAACTTTGAAAAAATGCTTTCTGTTGTTACTGGAGAAGCAAAAGCTTCTTTGAGAATTACTGACTGGTTCTCAACAAACTTTGCCAAAAAATATTACACCGTATACACCATTACACGTAATGTAAATGGAGAAGAAGTTAATCGTCGTTTCAAAGTATATAACGACTACAAGCTTAAACTAAAAGCATATTCTAAGAAAAGATTTGACCCTTTCTGTAGATGGGACCGTATTACAGTTCCATACAAAAACGGCACTTCTATTCAGACCACTATTGGACAACTAAACTTTTTCAAATGGGTTATTGAAAATGATGTGGTTGAATATATTGAACAACACTACGATACAATTGAAAGTGATATGAACTGTCGTAACAGCACTTCGAAAAAGAAGGAAACGATTGTTTCTGATAATTCGAAGACTAGGAAAAAGCGCGAAGAGTTGTCGATTTCGGCAACCAAGAGTATTAAACGAGAAGACGTCGAAATCACGATTTCATTTAATTAAACATCAATATACAACAACAAATATAAATATATGTGAATATACACATATATTCATATACTTAAAAAATAAATTATGGGCGCAATCCAATCCGTTAGAAAAATTAGTTTTGAAGATATTATTGACACCATATATAAAAATAAATCTGCTTGCTTACTCATAAACACACTGCCAATAACAGAGCAAGATTGTCTTATTTTACACACTCTTCCTGCTGCAACTGAAGAAACAGCCATTAATAGCGCACTAACAAACAACAGGAACACACCAATTATTATATATGGGAAAAATACAGGCGATAATAGTGTTCTGGTCAAATACGAACAATTAAGTAAACTAGGCTTTCAGCAAGTTCATGTCTATCCAGGAGGGATATTCGAATGGCTATTACTACAAGAAATATACGGAGATGATATTTTTCCTACCACTTCAAAAACAAAAGACTTATACAAGTATCGTCCAAAAAAAACATTGCAAATACATCTTATCCAGTCTTAGGTTGGGCGTTTCACCTCTTTTTCTTTCTCGTCTGCTTTATTATTTTCATTTTTTTCAATCATAATTTTATCAGTAGACATACTATTATTTGTTACAGTTTCCATATACAACCCTCTTATTTTTATCATTTTTATGTTACTATAATCAATATTATAATGATAATCAAAATCTAATGACATCATATTATCGTGAATAAATGCGAACTCTTTTTGAATATCATCAAATGACTTTTGAAAATATTTATTTACTGTCATCATTTTATATGTTAATGTATCGTACTGTGCCTTTACTATATTATGTGGTATAAAACGAGAAAACCCACTTATAATTATTCCAAGGCAATATATATCAAAAAACTGTATCACATCCAGACAATATTCTTTATATGTTGGTACACAATCACCATATTTATCTTTCAAACTTTTACGTATTATATTAAATGGTGGAATATAACTATCATTTGAAAACTTTTCATAAGTATGAAACTTTTCATAAAATAAATTATCATAATTGTTATGACTTCGCATATGTTTACGAAAATGAAAAAACATCTCATTATAATATCCAGTATCGATTGAAAGTTCATTTTTTGCCTTACGAAACTTATCCATATAAACACTTAGATTATAGTCATTTGAAAGTAGTTTTTTTAGGTCATGATCATTACGTGCTAATGATAAATACATAATTGGAGAATATGCATAATGAAAACAATATTCATCCGTATCTCTTGATCCAATAGTATCCATGCGTATCATATCGGCATAATCACATAAAACAAGTTCTACCTTATTATTACTTGAAATCTTATATAAAATATTACCAAAATGCAAATCATAAAATAATATACCGTTTTTATTCAAAGTAATTATTAAATTAAAAATGCGATATAAACTATTCAAAATATTTTTGATTTGGGATGCTGACCAGTAAGGATTGAAAATATCCTGTTTATAACGTCGCATCTTAATACATTTCAGGTGTTTATATTTAAAACTTTTTTGTTCTACACTGCCACAATATTCGGCAAACAAATCTTTGTATTCAGGTATCTTATCATTTATATATTTATTAATACGTTCATATGCTTTATAATCGTAACTATATAACTCTTCCGTATTATACATCTTGTACACATAATCAGGGTCATGTTTATATGCATATACAACACCATAAGATCCTCTTCCGACAAATCTAATATTTAACGGAAGATTTTGTTCTTCTTTTTTACAAAGTTCTGAAATATTCATATTTAACGGCTTACTTTCGTCTGAGCCCATATATAGTTTGTCATTAGTAAATAATAAAAATATGTTTAAACCATTTTTATTATCTAGAAATATTTTTAATACAATACACGTTTTCTTTTAGTCATTGCTTTTTGTATTTTCATTTACAACATCATCAATCTTACTCAACCACATATTTAGTTCTTCAGGATTTTCATAAATATCTATATTTCCATTAAGGGTAACAACATCTGTTCCATATTTATCCATCTCTGTCATCATGTCATTATGATATGTATGACAACCCTGCAAATATTCTAAAGAGATAGAACTTTCTCCGTTTCGGTTACGCACCTGTGTTCGCTTATGGGCCACCTCAGGATTTGTATGCACATAAACAATCTTTTTAATGGTAAACTCATCTGTAAACGTATCAAACCACTTATTGTAAATCTGATAATTTACGTCCTCAATATTACCGCTATCAAACAACATCTTTGCAAACACATACTTATCAGTATATAGACAACGCTCTGTCACAAATACCTTACCAGGATTAGACTTAATTGCATCCTTCATAACCGCTAATCTTGAAATATATGCCATCATCTGAAACGGAAATGAATATCTATCTTGGTCACTATAAAACTTCTCTAACATTGTTACACCTTCTTTGTCTTTTATCGTGTTCCAACAACTTACAGGTTCATCTAGAAATACTACCCCTTTATTGTCAGCATATTCTTTCTTGAGACGCTCCAACAAAGTTGACTTCCCTGAACCAATATTTCCTTCAATGCTAATGATTTTAGCCTTCTCTGCATGTGTGGTAAAATTACTCATATTGTTTTAAACGTTTAGTGAAAGTATAGAACCGTCCTATATTTTATACATGGTATATCACCAATAGGCTTTAATTCAATTTACAACGACTACTTGTCCGTTCAAGAAATTGAACCCAGTAATACACTCTACTAAATAGGTATAGACAAAACTCTTATTGGTATATACCAGATTATAAATCAAACTACGTAAAAAATGGATCTAACTCAATCAAAACTTAATAAGACAGAATGGGACGCAACGGAAATACCCATCTCCCAACAAGAAAAACTTATTGTCAACATGATCACCGACGGCTATGATAACATCAATATCAGAGAGAACCACAACCAATCTCTAGCCAATTTCATGCGCATGGCAAATGTTCAAGGGGTTCACGATTATGTTTACATCAAATACTTTGACAGAGACATCAAAAATATCGATGAAACCCTTGCACCAAAGGTAAGTGACAAAAAAATTAAAAAATCAGACAAAATGAGACTTGACCTTAACAAAAAAGAAAAACTAGAAACAGTCGACTACTTTGAAAAGAAAATTATCTCCACCCTGAAAAACCTTACTTCTTGCATTAAAACAAAAGATGATACCATTAAGTTCAAATCTACTTCTACATTCCACCTCTACTACGTATCTCTACACAAACTTATCGCTTTAAACATTGAACATGTCAACACACACGTCCTTGAGTTTGCAAAAAATATTCTAGAAAAATACAGTAACCTTGTCAATATCGCCGACATATTTACACACGCACCGCTTATTCTAGAGAAAAACAAACTTATCATTGACAACGCAGACATCGCGTTATACCAACATCAAAAAGACATATTCAGAGCTCTACGAAACCCACAGTTTGAAAACAGACAACTCGTATTCACTGAAGTATGCAATGATATAAAAAAACTTGACGAAGACGACGAACAAGATTACGTTGAAACAGTAAAAACAACTCATAGACAACTTATCACACCAACTATATCAAGGCTTGTCTTATATTCTGCACCTACTGGCACAGGTAAAACGCTTACTCCAATTGCCCTAGCAAAATCATACAAAATCCTATTCGTGTGTGCAGCAAGACATGTTGGTCTAGCACTTGCCAAAAACGCCATCTCAGTAGGACGCAAAATTGCTTTCGCATTCGGTTGTGAATCCGCTGATGATATACGTCTACATTACTCTGCAGCAAGCGTCTTCACGCGAAACAAAAGGACAGGGGGTATCGGAAAGGTCGATAACTCTGTCGGAGACAAGGTTGAAATTATGATTTGCGATGTAAAATCTTATCTTTGTGCAATGAACTATATGACGGCATTTAATCCAGTTGATAATCTACTCATGTATTGGGATGAACCAACCATTTCAATGGACTACGAAGACCACCCACTTCACAGCCTTGTTAACACAATGTGGAAGGGAAACATAATTCCTACTATTGTGCTATCTTCCGCTACATTACCTAGTCTTGAACAACTACAGGGAGGGGTTATCTTTAACTTTCATGAAAAGTTTGGTTCGGCTCAAAATATTGACGTTGTAAATATTCAGAGCCACGACTCAAAGAAATCTATTCCTATTATTGATAGACAGGGATTTAATATTGCGCCACACTTTCTCAGAGAATGCGAAGATTTTGATATCATGAAAGAGGTCATTGAACATTGCGAAAGCAATAAAACACTACTCAGATATATTGACCTTCAGGCATGCATTGACTTTATTAACGTTGCACTAGAAAACAATTACGTGCAGAGACGATTTACTATTGACAGAGCATTTGGTGAAATAGACGATATTACTATCACTTCTATCAAAGAATACTACTTACAAGTCGCAAAGAACGTCATTGGTAGCACATGGGGAGGTCTTATCACCAATCTTAGAATATCTCGCAAACAAAAACTTATATCTAATACTGCTGTTGATAACACTGGAAAAAGAGTAAGAAAGATACACAGTGTGGGCCCTGGTATTACCCCCTCTTCTAATTCGACATTTCAACCACTATTAGCTGGACAACCACTTGAACGCACACAAAGTATAGCTGGACATACACCTCCTCCAGCACCTGAACAAACACCAGGGTCATATATTACCACCAAAGACGCAGAAACACTCACAGATGGACCTACTATCTTTATCGCAGAAGATGTTGAGAAAATAGCAAAGTTTTATCTGAAACAGTCTTACATCCCCGCATCGGTACTTGTCAATATCATGGGGGGGATTGAACATAACAATAAACTCAGCGAAAAGATTGCTGAACTAGAAGCCAAGATTGAAGATATAGAGGCAAGCCAAAACACAGTTAAACCCACAGATGATAAAAAGGGTGGAAACAAAGGAAAGAAAGACACAAGAAAAATGTCTCGCGAATGCAGTGACGATACATCTGGAAAACTAAACAAAACTAGCAAAGTACGCGAAGAGTTAAGCGCCATGCAACGTTCCATCAAATCTGTTAACCTCAGCGATGTATTTGTTCCGAATAAATCAGCGCATATTGACAGATGGGCAAGCGATGTAGAAGTCAACAACGCGTTCTCAAGCAATGTCAGTGATGAACATGTCCGCGATATTATGGCAGTTGATGGCGTAAGCGACGTATGGAAAATACTCTTACTCATGGGCATCGGGGTATTTGCTAACCACAACAGCCTAGCCTATACCGAAATCATGAAAAAGATGGCAAGTGAACAACGCCTCTATCTTATCATCGCATCTAGCGACTATATCTACGGAACCAACTACCAGTTCTGCCACGGTTATCTAGGAAAAGATGTCATTCTCACGCAACAGAAAATGCTACAAGCACTCGGTCGTATCGGAAGACACAACGACCAGAAAGAATACTCTGTAAGACTAAGAGAAAACGGACACTCGCAACTACTCTTTATGCCTTCGGACAATCATATTGAAGCACAAAATATGAATAGGTTATTTGTAAACGTATAATTAAATATCATAAATAAAATAGGCCATTCGGCCTATTTTTATTGCAACATTTTTTGTTTTTATACTATATAGCATCTCTCTATGAAACTCATCACGAACCCCAGACATTATATTACGTCCAAATGGAAACGTATCACAGTTCTTATTATTCTATACACCATTGTGCTAACAGTATTCTTTGATGACAGCGATTTTACTGGTCTTCTTGCAATTGATAACACCGTAAACGAAATCAAGGAAACAGCCGAAGGAGAAAAACCTAAACCATCCCATACACAACTCGTTGTTTCTTTATTAGACATGTTAATTGAACGTTTCACATTTGTTGTCATCACGATTTCCAGTGTAGGTTACGGAGACGTTGTTCCTAAGTCCAGAAGACTTCGTCTTATCAACTCGTTCTTTATCCTTCTATTTGTATACGTCATCTATAACGATTAAATCATCATAAATAAAAATAACCTGATTATGAGACTATTTTTATTTGTATATAGTTCTAATTTGGTCACTTCCAAAAATATGTCCTGAACCTCTAAAATCAGTGTAACATATTTCAAATTGATTATATTCAGCCCAATTATAATCATAACATAAAATAAAATTGGGATTATTATCAAAGATGACCTCGAAATAAAATCTTGGAAGATTTCTGTTACACCACCACAATTGGGTATTTGTAATAATTTGATGTTTTTTATGGATAATCGGTTTAATTATATTATATCTCGTATCGTGTTTATGGATTACATTTACAAACGTATGATAATCAACTGCATTTTTATCTTTATACTTATACTTGATGCGTCCATCATACTCAAGTATGATATTTACTAATTCATATGGAAGTTTTTTCGTATTATTTTCATTTATAACTTGTGTTTCATTGTCATTGCGGAATATCCATTTATTATTTAAATGTTTAACAATAGCATTATATAAATAATTTATTTTATCCATTACCATAGATAATACATCATAAAACTATTTATATATTTTTCGTTATATTTTCAAAAAACGGCGTTTTAAATCTTCAATGGTGTAAATCAAATTAAAAATAATAAAATAGTTTAATGTATTATAGTATGACGGAACAAAACAACAAAAATACTTGTTTGTGTGGAAAAATATATAAAACCCGTTCAGGATTATGGAAACATAAAAATAAATGTACATTTAATCCAGATGAAAAAGACGTACCAAAAGTTTTGCAAGAAGAAGAATCTTCAATAGATAAACTTAATCAAAGGGTATCAGAAATTATAGAAAGAGAAAATACACATTTACAAATTATACAAGAACTTATACAAAGAGACAGTACAAATTTAAAAATTATACAAAAACTTTGTGAACAGGTAAAAACATTAGAGGAAGAAAAGGAACAAGAAAGACAAACGACTATTGCAGCTAGTAAGGAGGTTCAATATATGACAACAGTGATAGAAGATTTATGGAATAATCCCAAACCATGTAACAAATGCAACTAATTATATATCAAAAATGTATTTTCAGTAAGGGGTATTTTTTCAGGTCAAAATTTCGCTCCCAAACTTTTCGTATATTAGAAAATGGACAATTTAAATTATCCGAAAATTGTCCATTTTGAATTATGAAGAACTTTTGAAAACGAAAAAAAAAATATTTTTATGGTAACAAACTTTTCATTCGTTGAATTTTTTGTTATCATAAATAAAATTTTTACAAATATTCATTAAAAAAATGATTTAGGCATTTTTTTGTGTTCTATAATATATAGAACATTTAGAACAAAAAAAATGCCAAAAAATGCCGAAAAATACGAATGTTTACAATGCAACTTTATATGCAGTAAAGAAAGTAACTATAACAAACATTTATTAACATCAAAACATAAAAATAGAACAAATAGAACAGAAAAAACGCCAAAAAATGCCAATCTATTTGTATGTGAATGTGGCAAGGAATATAAAGCAAGAAATAGTTTATGGTATCATAAAAAGAAATGCACATTCGCGAATAATTCTATGGAAGAGAAAATTTCAGATAAAGAAGAGATAGAACAACTTATTAATACGAAGCTTGCTGAACGCGACGAAAAACACAATAAGACCACTCAGATGTTACTCGAACAAAACAATAAACTAATTGAAAAATTATCTGATAACGTAGGTTCAAAGACAATTAACAATATTAACAACGTCAACACAATTAATATGAATTACAACGTAAATGTCTTCTTGAATGACCAGTGTAAAGACGCAATAAACTTGGTTGACTTTGTAAATAATATGCAGTGTCAGTTAAAAGATTTGGAGAATGTTGGTAAGATTGGTTATGTAGATGGTATTAGTCAGATATTTATTGATAATTTGTCTATTATGGATGTAGATAAGCGACCAATTCATTGTACTGATTTGAAACGAAAGTCTATGTATATCAAGGACAATAATGAATGGAAAAAAGACGATAATAATACTAAAGTGAAGGAGGCAATTGGTAAAATAACTAAAAAGAATATTGATAATATTGATAAGTGGCGTTTATTACATATCAAGAGCCCACATGATAGTAAACAACCTCAGTATGTAAATATGTGTAACGAATCGCTTATTGCAGATGATGATGGTAAACATAAAGAAAAGATACTCAAGAATATAGGAGATGCAGTTCCCTTAGACAAAAGTGTGATAAAGACGACAATTGAGGAGATTAGTATGGATGAAAAGATTGAATGAATATTTCATATATCAGCATAAATATATTGTGATAAAATAGAACATTGTAGAATGAATAATGAAAATATAAAAAATGTAGAGAAGTTTGTTTGTGAACCGTGTGGTTTTGTAACAAGTTTTAAGCGTGATTATTCGCGCCATCTACAGACAAAAAAGCATATGAAAATGAAAGACATTAATCTCGAGACCGACCGTATATATGTGTGTCTTTGTGGTAAACGGTATACGTCTAGAAATAGTTTATGGTATCACAAGAAGACCTGTCAGGTAAAAGAGTGTGAAGAGGTGCCAAAAGAAGAAACATCTACGGACCTAGTTGTGTCAACAGCGGAACCTTCTGTTCCTGAAATGAATAATGTGATTGAAATGATGGAGACTACGATAGCAAAGCAGAATGAAATATTGGAAAAGTTACATGATAAACATGTGGAGTTGGCGACGACGATGGTGAAGCCAAAACGTTCGCGTGCAGGAAGACCACGGAATGCGCGAAAAAAGTTAAAACAGAGTATTACTGATGGTGAACCTCCAGTGAATTAAGAAATTGAATGTTCATATCTTTTTATGTTTGGGTGTAAAAAGATATGAAAAATGCTTGGTCTAGAACAAGAAGAAGAGGGAAGAATAGAGTATGAAAATATTTGTAGAAAGGATGAAAATCTAACAACGTTATTATTTACGATGCATAATGAAGGTAAGGATGTATGTTCCAGTTGTGAAGAAACAACGACGATAATATGTTGCAATCGTTGTGGAAATGCAGTTTGCAAGTTGTCCACTTGTAGTACTTTATTTCCACATCATAGAAATACACTGTTTGTGATATGTAACGGTTGTTCTGAAACTATTTATGATAAGATGAAACCTGTAGAACTTGCAGATGTTGATAAATTAACTCTATTGAAGAAAAAAATAAAAACAAGACAAGCAAGTAAATAGGTGTAAACTTACCAATTGTTTATAATGTTTATTTGTTTTTCTAATAATATAAAGTTATTGTGCTAGTGTATATAGTATAGTATTAATGTCCCAAAAAAGTAGTCCAGAAGATATTAATACTGATGTTAGTGGAAATCCTGTTGAAAACACGGTAGTTTCTAGCGATAGTCATGTTGTTAAAGAGGGTGAACAACAAGATGGAAACCCTTCAGCGACACCACCAGCTGATGATAGTCAATCAGGAGTAAATGCACCTACAAAAGATGGTATTCCAGCTGAGGTTCCACAACATGGTGATGATGAAAGTGACAAGAGTAGTCTTGGTCAAGATGGTGCTAGTCAAGGTGGGGCCGGTGGAGATGGGGGAGATAGTGGCGATGAGACAACTCCTCTTATTATTCCTTCCAGAGGAACCCTGCCAAATGAGCGAACTAATTGGTTTCATCAGCCCCAGTACATTCTATTTAGCAATGAGTTGAAAAATATCAAGAAAAGTAATTTAATTATTTTGAAGGAATGCAAAGAAGCAAAACGTCTTTTGGATTTGAAGTTTGGCGATTTAACAAATATTATCAATCGTATTCAAACATCGGTTATTTTGCTATCGACTATATCAGGTTTTTTCAATGCTACAAAGCAACAGTTTGGATTATCTGAGGAGATTATCTCGGTGGCGTCTATTAGTATTTCCACTTACGTGTCTCTTATTCTTTCTATCTCCAAGTATTTTAAATATGATGAGAGTAAGGAGGGTATTCAGTCACTTCGCGATAAGTATTCGCTTTTACATAATCAGATAGAGCATCGTATGGATGTTCTTGGTCCATGGAATGATCCCAACTTATGGATATTTTCAGATCCTGATGTAAAACTTCGTGAATGGGATGAAGTAAAAGCACAGATGCACAAAGAATACGTGCAAATTATAAATAATAAAAAGGCTCTTACTACAGAGTTTGAAGTTACAATGGATACAAAGTCACGAAACGCATATCATATTACTAACAAACAACTCACTTACGATAATCGTGTTAGATTATTTGGATGGGCAAAGAAAGAGATGGATTTGGAAGATGTTATTGAGAGTGAGTATGATAGACGCGATGAAAAAAAAAGACAGAGGAAAAAGGCACTAATTGAAAATGCAGTTGCGAGTGGAACTAGCCGGCCAAAACTTCATCGTCGCCATAGTCTTTTTAGTAATCATGAAGTGATGGAAGATAATTGGGATGATGAAAGTGAACAGGCTAGTAGTGTGTAATAAATTGAAACGAATAAATTAAATATGTTGTGAGGCAGTTACATATTTAATAGAACTTAAAGTACTACTTCAGATAATTATGGCAGAGATTGTTGCTCAGAATAACGTATGTGTGGATATGATTGATTTTGTATATAGACTACCGAGGGATTTACACCCATGTATCCAGTCATTCCTGAAAGTGGAGTTGGATTATGCTAATTATGAAGAAAAATATACATGGGAAGAAGTTGAATATATGTTGAATGATGTTTTACCATGGGGACCTGACTTCTGTTGTCATTTGTTTAAAAAGTTTGAAAAGCTAGGAGATAACCTAGAGCTGTTTTATCCGAATGCTACAAGTGATACTGAACTTAGATTACTACGTAAAACTTGGCACGATGAACGAAAAGTTGGAGTAAGTTTTGATAAGATTGATTGGTTTACTCCAGATTATATTAAGATGCATCCTGGAAAAAAATGGTATCTCGATGATGACGGAACAAATTATGAGGCTCTTGCCAAAATGATTACTACTGTAATGAGAAAGTTTGATGAATGGTATTGGAGAAGCTACAGTGCAACTGGTGTAGACCACGATATGTTAACACATATTGTTAATGTATATGATACCTTAGAAAAATATGCTCATATGGATGATGATGAGTTTGATGAGGATGATAATTCGATTGAAGAAGCATCTACCGGTTTGTATCCCGTAGTGTAATAATAAATTATTTACAACACTTGTGTATATAATGTATTTTTATTTAATAGTGTATATAAGAGGATATAGATGAAAAATAAAACTTTCAAGAAATCATCTAAGAATAAAAAAATAAAATTAAATCGACAAAAACGAACGCGTAAAACGAAAAAGCGCACTCGTAGGATGAAAGGGAAAGGTCCTGCGTTTTCTCGTAGTCGTAGTACACCATCTGGACCTCCCACTGCCGATTTTAGTGTAGGTCCGCACTGGGTAAAAAAGGCCAATGTTCAGGATGATATTTGTTCGCTATGTTTGGAGTCTTTGCGTAATAATGGTCGAAAGTATGTTGTGTATGAGTTGCCTTGTGGACATCAGTTTCATGCATACTGTTTACACGAATTATGTGATAATATCGAAAATACGGGAGTGAATATTAATGGTAGTGTGTCGATACCTTGTCCTATTTGCAGAGCTTTATTTAATCCAGACCATCATTGTCATAATGTATTGGGTTTTACTAAGTCTGACACCATGTTTGTGCCCGAACCAATGATGAGAACTCTAGAGTCTCGCGACTATGTATTCGATGAAAATGATGAGACATCTGGAAACTAATGTGTAAATTGAAATAGGTGTATATGTTATGTCAATATACAAGTATAAGTTATATATTGACGACTATGTCAGAAGGTAATGTATCAAAACCAATCATAAAACTGTCTATTGAACAACGTTGTGCTATTCAACAGTTTGAAGATGGCGATAGTTTATTTATTACAGGAGAAGGTGGAACGGGTAAAACCTTACTTATCAGACATTTAGTGAATGTAGCTAAGCGTCAATATCGTAAAATCCAAGTGTGTGCAATGACAGGATGTGCAGCATTGTTATTAGAGTGTAATGCACGAACTATTCATTCTTGGAGTGGTATTAAGTTAGCAACAGGAACAGTTGATGAGATAGTTGAAGGTGTTATACGCAATCATGCAGCAAGGAACGCATGGCGAACGACAGATGTTCTTGTTATTGATGAGGTAAGTATGATGTCTACACGTATCTTTAATATATTGAATACAGTTGGTAAGCGTTTGCGTAAATCAAGTCGTCCATTTGGAGGTATACAAGTGGTTATGGTTGGCGACTTCTTTCAGTTACCTCCTGTATCAAGGGCAGATAGTTGTTTGGAAGGAGATGATAAGTTTTGTTTTGAAGCTGAAGACTGGGAAAGTGTCTTTCCAATGGATAATCATATTGTTTTAAAGACAATATTTCGCCAAGACGACCATGTTCTTAGACGTATTCTTGGAAGTATTCGAAAAGGAATTGTTCGCAAAGAAGATGTGAATGTATTAAAGTCACTTGTTGATAAAAAGTATGATAAGGAGGCACATGGTGGAGTATTACCTACAAAGTTGCTTCCTACGAAATACAAGGTAGATACAATTAACACGAGAATGTTTAACGACCTTGAGGGAGATACCGTGAGTTATAGTTTTGAAAGAAAGACGAACTGCACAACCTATTATGACGGTAGGGAAAAGAACATACCATCGCCGGTTCTTGCTAAGTGTCGAAAACTAACACAACAAAAGATAGGATTTGAGTTGGACAGTTTGACGAATAATACTCCATGTGTAAAAGAGTTAGAATTAAAGAAGGGGGCAAATGTTATGTGCACCATTAATTTGAACTTAGATAAGGGTATTTGCAATGGTTCAATTGGAACAGTCGTAGATTTTAAAGAAAGCGAGGACGAAACAATACAACCTGCACCTATAGTGTTGTTTTCAAATGGTTGTCGTATTGTTATGCCTAAGAAATACTGGCAGTCAGAAGATTATCCGACACTTGCGATAGGTCAGTATCCTCTATGTCTTGCATGGGCAATTACTATTCATAAAATCCAGGGAGCTACGCTTAGTATGGCAGAGATTGATATTGGTTCAAGTATATTTGAATGTGGACAGACGTATGTTGCTTTGTCTCGCGTAAAGAGTTTGAGTGGATTATATTTGTCTAGTTTTGATCCTAAGAAAATAAAGGTTCACAAAAAGGTAAAGGACTTTTATAAATCTATACCCGAAGTGGAATACGAAGACGAGAATGACGAAATCAAAGATGAAAAAGAAAGCAGTGATAAGAGTAAAATAAAAGATGAAAAAACAGAGGAACTTAGAGAAGAGGAGTTTGTTCATACCGAACCATCATGTCCGTCTAGACCAGTTGATTATGGGGGATTGTCCTTTGAACGATACGCAAATCTTGATGGAAAAACAACAAAAGAAAAATATGAATATTACAATATGAAACCTCCTGATGATTTGTAATTATGATATTTGTAAAAATAATGTGACATACTTGTCACATTATTTTTATTATACCATTCTAATATATAGTCAAATTAAATTAATATGGCACCCAAAAAACAATGGGCTAATCCTATGAGGGAAAGAGAAAAATATAGACAAGTTGAGTTCAATGTAGATGGTAACGACTATATATTGGAAGTTCCTGATGGAGTAACAACAAATGTTATTATGAACAACGTGAAAAAGAACAAACCCCTTTATGAAAAAATGGCCAGTTTAGCAAAAGAAAGGGGATATGATGTAGATAAGGATACTCCTCCTATGCCCGAAGTTTCTAAAGAAAAATATGTAGAACTTATTCGTGATGCAAAGATTGCGTTAAGTGATGGTTGGCGTCAGAGCGAGAAGATATATATTAAGAATATGGCTGATATTAGAGGCGCACCGTATGCTTCTATTTATCCTGCAAACAAGTCTGGAACTATTCGAAAGAAGTGTTCGCGTAAAAAGTCTGGACCTCCTGCTGCAGGAGACGAACCCGATGAGGATTGTGATGATGACAATGAGGATGAAAATCCTGGCAAGATGCCCGCCCCTGCACCTGCAACCTCATCATCTAGTAGTGCTATGCCGATGCGCACACCAGCTGACAACCCATATAGAACCCAATATACAGACAGCATGGGACGTGTAAGTGTTACTTATATTGCAAATGACCCCAAATATAAAGAGAGATATGCTATGGATCAATATTTCAACAAAGTGTATTTTTTTGAAGATCATCGCAAACATTATCATGATCCATTAAATCATCGTCCAACCCAGATTGGATACATTGAGGGACCAGGTCTTCCTGGTTCAGGAGAAAGAATGGATTATATGAAAGCGGTTAGCGGTGAAACTCAAAAAGGATTTAATATCTCGGCTGGAGATACTGTTCACGGGGGAATGTTTATTTATTTACTGAAGCCTGCTAATAAACTAGTTATTATGCAAGATGTGATAAAAGCGATGGAAGACGAGAAAGAGAGAAAAGAACAGGCCAAACATCAAGCATGGGTTGATTCCTTAACATCTGTAACTTACAAAGGTAAAAAGATTTACTATGAGCCATATGATGAAAGGTCTGGAACTTATGAACTATATGATAATACAATTGAAGATGGTGTGTATACAAATATTGGCGACTATTACCCCGATAGTAATCGTAATCCTGTATTTGATGAAAAAAAGTTGGAAAACTTTGGTATTCAATACACTGGCTATGATACAGACAGCGATGCCTCAGAAAGTGTTAAAAGTGAGAACAGTTCAACGAATAATCATGACGATGACGACTATTTTGACCCCCACGATGATATACCGCGATTTCATCCGAGTGAAATGGTTTCAACTGCAGCCGTTGCACCTCCTCCTGCGGTAGCCGTTGCACCTTCAGAACCAGAACCAGAACATCCTCCTCTTCCTCTTCCAGATGGATGGAGATTAAGATGGTCTAGAAGTAAGAATATGTGGACATTTATAGATCTAGCTACTGGTGTAGGACAATTTAATCCTCCTGGAAAGGGAAATGACTGGCGAGCATATGTTTCAAGAACACATAATAGATGGTATTATAGTAACCCCAAGACTAAAGAAAATGAATGGATTGTCTCGACTGGAGGAAAAAGATCAAAAAAAAAAGCTACTCGTCGAAAAAATAAAAGTAAAAAAGGAAAGAAGACCAAAAAATCTAGAAGTTTAAAGAAGACCAAAAAGTCAAGAAAAGGTAAAAATACTAAGATTTTGAAAATAACTTTGCGTAAGATAGGAAAGAAAAACGTGCGTCACCATTATACGCTGGATGCTACTTCTAAAAAGCGACACATGGCTATCGCAGAGGGTGTGAATAAGGAAGCAAAGAAGACAAACCGAACTCGGAAGCAGGCTGCTGTTGCCAAGAAAGCACGATTAAATGTTCTTCGTATGTACCGAAAAAATAACAACCCCAAACAATGTAATATAATCACTCGTGATATGGAATATATTGATAATAAATACAAACTTGGTAAGACAGTGAATATCTGCAAAAAGTAATTGAAAATAATTGATTAGTTATTGTTGTAACTAATCAATATATGCCATACAAGGGATTTGAACCCAAGTTTTGCCCCCTCAATTAGGGCTACTCGCAACCAGCTATGACAATATACCCAAACATTTTATTTTTTATTTCGTAGTGTATATTTCTTTTTTTTATTTCTGCGTTTCTTTTTACACCCTTGAAGATTTAAAACGCCGTTTTCACAACATAAAAAAATAATCAAGAATGTAAAATCAATAGTAGGAGTTTCGCCTACGATGGTCTAACTTTTTCCTCTTCCTTTTGATTATTTGAAGAGGTGAAAGACGAAATTTGAAAACACGCAGGGCGTTCTTGCTTCTCTATCCAGCATTTTGTTAAGTTCATTATATTGATTGCCGAATTAGCGTCTCGTGTTCTAAATACGATTTGTTTGACTTGGGGTCTCACGCATCCAGAACATACTAAAAGACGGAACTGTTTGTTTCCATCACCATGTATGTAATAGGATAAATCATTATTACATTCACAGCATTTTTTACTTGTATTACATTCGTTTATGGTAATTGTATCATACTTTTTATGGATTTGCTTTCTTAATCCTTTATTCATCGTAGGCATAAAATGTTTCATTTGTGTGCTTCTGCTCCAATTTCCATAACCAATTAGGATATTTTCACCAAAGGTTTCCTTGATTTTATTGAGGAAATTATCCATACTCTTCTTACCATAACTATATTGTCTAAACTTCATTTTCCTCCAAACATCTCGTTGGTAAAACTCGATAGTTTCTTTATTCAGTTTATCCTTTTCTACTAAATATATTTTGAACTTTTCATAATCAACAGATTTGCTATTTTGAAACGATAAATGAGTTTCTTTTTCTATGATATTATTTCGTTTCTTTTCCACTAATAATATTCGTTGGTTTGTTTTTGCTTTGCTTTCTCGCTTTCTTTGAGGTGCCGTATATTGTAGTTTGTTTCCTTTATCGTCCATCATATATACTAACGACCTTTTACCAGGGTCGCAACCAACAATATTACGAGGTGCTACTTCTTTGAGTTGTTCTGTGGATAAATCTTCTATATTATGAAAATCTTGTGCTGGTAAAGTAGGAACTCTGTTTCCCCATTTTTTATCTTTCAAATCCTTACGAATAAACAACAAAGAACAACTAATTCCATCTGTTTGTAATTGGTAATGAAATTGATAATGTTTGCTTTTGAATGTTTTATGCTGTAGGTTCAAAAGATTATTCCATACATCGTATTGATTTTCTTTCACATTCTTTAACAACTCACCCTTCTTTGCGTTTTCAGGACAGAATAAACTGATGATACATGCTGTATCCAATATGATATGCTTGGGAATAATGTTATTACGAAGTGGTAAAGGTTGGAATAGTTTGTGTTCTTCCTTTTCTAATACAGCATTCATATACAACATACCTTTCAAATAGTCAAATGGTTTCACTTTCACATCATAATGAACTGATTTCTTTATGTTTGTAGGAAGGATATTCGGTAAATGAGTGGTTTTCCATTCATCAAACATGGTATCAGTTTCCTCATTACATTCTAATAATTGCCTCTTGAACTTGAATAAAACTGCTTTATCTTCTGTTATGTTAGTTGTTGTTTTATTGATGAACCGAAGAAAGTGCTGGATAAATCGTTCTTGTGTATTGTTGGATAAAGAAGTATGTAGTTGTGTTGCTAAATAAGGTAATAAAAAAGTAGTATTCTTTAACTTGGTCTTTTCGTGGTTGAGTAAAGGTTGGTATTCCTTATTGTAAAACTCTTGTAGTGTTTCTAAAAGGTCAGTATCTTTACTTTTTGCTCCTTGATTACTTCTCACTCCTAATGTTTTGATACAATACAAAATGAACTTCTCGTTTATTTCAGGTAAAGGTTGATTGTTGTTATAACATTTCAATACATATAACCGGATAAACTGATAAGAGTGTATCATCAAATCATTCATTTCAAAAACCAAATTAGTGATGACTGGTTGAACTTCTTTATGGTTATGTAATACAGATTTGAGTGTGGTTTTGATGGTAGTGTAAGCACTTTTTTCATTAGAACGGAACTCTTGGAAAGTGTCCTTCTTTTTCTTTTTCCCCATTCTATATATTTACTAAATATTTTATTTTTTAAGTAATTTTATTTATTAATAATATTCCTAAATATTCTCGTCGTTCAGTTTTTCTTCCAATTCTTTTTTGAGTTTTTCCTTTCTTTTCAAATATTCTCGTCTATTATATTCTTTCTTTTGTTCTGGGGTAGGTTTATAGTCACTTTTATAATTTGTTTTCTGTTGATATTCTTTAACTCTTTGTTTTTGTGCTTCTTTATGCTTTTCATAATATACCTTACTACTTGCTGGTGCTGTATATTTTTTGAGATGCTCTTTGGTTGCTTGAAGTTCTGTTTCTAAATTGGAAATATGTTCTTCCATTTCTTTTATTTTTTCATCCTTATCCATTACGATACTATACATAATAAAAAATATTTATATAATTTTTATTATAATTGTTTCAAAAAACGGCGTTTTAAATCTTCAAGGGTATAAAATTATTTCCTTGACTTTTTAGTGTTCTTTACTTTCTTATGTGATTTCTTAGGTTTACTTCGCGTTATCCTTTTACGATTATGTGACTTTCTTGTCTTACGTGTTTTGTTTTTGCGACGACGCATTGTGTTTTTCCCTCTCTTTCCGCCGTATGGATTGCTCATCCATGTTCCTTGTCGAGTTTTTAATCCGTCGGTTCTTTTGGTTCCTTGTGCAAAACGGATAGGACGCACAGTATTCATGCCAGTTTGGTCGTTAATAATTCGTATTGCCTCTGTAACCATATCAGTATCTTTACAGCGTCTGCGCCCGCAAGTTTTGCACATTTTGGAACGCGTGGAACTTCCGTAAAATCTGTAGTATTCGTCCCAATTAACATCAAAGTGACCTTCATAATTACAGTCACGATTACTTAATGAACAAGACGTTTGGTTTTCAGGAGGTGTAGGTAACATAGCTTGTTCTGCGTCACAATTTCCAGATTTTATAAACGCAAGTTCGTGTGCACATGGAAGGACGATTAAACTGTGTTTATCAGAAACATCTGCTATTTTCTTATAATCCGCAGATGCTTCATCTATGTTGTTAAGTAAACCGGTTATAAAGTTAGTTGCTGTTTCGCGTGTTCGTTTTAAATCTGATGAAAAAAGGTGTCCAGGTGCTAAGACACTTTCGTTCTTGAGTAGGGATGCCATTTTAGCACCAGAACGTCGTGCCTGTTGTTTTCCTTCATCTGTTAAACTCGTATCTTTCTTACCAGTTAAAACATTTCCTAATTTTTCCATTTTGGATTTCAAAAGATTATGTGTTGCTTGACCATGACGAACAACATAAAAAATGTATTTTTGACCTGGTGCAACCTGATACGTATTGTTTTGTAACTTGATAGGATTAAATGGAGTAACATTGTATCTTCCTTGCACTGCACCAATGTCTTTAAACTCGTCTCCAGGCAAAACATAGTAGATATATTTTTCCTTTTTTTCATCAACTTCGCCATCAATTAAAAGGCGAATGTTTATTGCATCTGATGTAATAACATATTCCAAAACGGAACCATTTTTAAAACGAGGTAAACTAAAACCTTTTCCACCACCAAGAATAACTTCTGTTTGATATCCATCATGTTTATCTCCCGTAGGAAGTTTTTCATAGTCGTCTAAATAGTCGGGTCTTTCAAAAATAGCTTCTCTCGTTGTTAGTTCATCATCATCTCTGTCCACATTCACTATTTCATTTGGACCACCAAGAGCTTCAAACTCATCTTCACTGTCGTAATCATCTTCATTATCGTCGTCGACATCGTTTAAGGTTCCAACAATCGAACCTTTTTGCATTGTGCCAACAATTGGTTGGATTGTTTTTCTAACAAAACAACGCATACGCGCTTGATGTGTGAAAATCATAGATACAATTGGCGAAGAACTGTCCTGTCGCGGGTCATCTTTTTTCATAATTCCTTTCATAATGTAGTTAGTTAGTATATACAATTATTATAATTTACTATAAAGTGTTAAGGTGAAAATGTCATTTTTTTACGCTCACTAAATGTTTTTTTATCAGTTCTTGAACTTAAAAACAAAAAATATTTTTTTGCAAGATTATATCTTTTCGTGACATTCTTTGCGTTTTTATATAAGGTTTTCTTGTGTTTTTTCATTGCTTCAAGCCGCACTTTCATTATCATGCCAACTTGCCAAATCCTCTTATGAGGGTATTTTTCTCCTTTGAATAGTTTTTCTAGTTTTTGTATAGTGTCTTCAACATCTTTTACAGTTGTATATTTGATTGGAATGGTGTCATCTGGATTTTTATCTATATAAACATCAAAACTTTTTTTGGGGTTATTTGGGTTGTATAGAAACTGTTTTTTTGTTTTATTTTTTTGTGTTCTACCTTTCTTACGCGTTTTCATTCCTATATCGTATTACTATATAGAAATAGTATATATTTATTCAGACTACATTGATAATAATTTTTATTAATGTAGTTAATTTGAATTGCATTTATTTGCGTGTTCTTCTAGTATTTCTCTTGCGACCTTTTCTCACCTTCTTTGTCTTTTTTCCTTTACTCTTAGTAAACCTACTTCTGTTCTTTTTCTTTATTTGTTTTAACATATTTTTTACTTTACGTTTTCTAGTCTCTCTGTTCTTCTCGTTTCTCTTCATAGAATATTTTCCGGATAATAAAATCAATGGAATAATGAATGGATGATGTCCTCCTTTTTGTTCTTGTCCCCAACGGTCTTCTTTTCGTCTTTCATCGAAATCTTTCTTTATCATTTCCATTGTGGGAGTAGGAGTGCGTCTTTTGTGATCAGGAAGGAGGTCTTCTGGAATGGGTGATTTACGATACTTTGGATTATTGATATAATGTTCTTCGCGCCGTTTCTTTGCATCTATTTCCTCTTGTATTAATTTTTCTTCTTCTTCTTTGGATAGAACAAAGGGGGAAGGTAATTCTTTTGGATGTAATTCTGCTGAAGGTAATCCTACTTCATGTTCATCTAAAGGTAAAGGTAAGTCTTCTTCATAATCATTTAAATCAATAAACTGTATTTTTTTACTTTTACTCTTATCCATATTTTACTGTATATAATACTGTAACATTTTATCTACGTTTACGACTATTCTTTTTTTTATTTCGGGATGAGTGTTTTCGGTATTTTTTTGTGCGCTTGCGTCTTTTTTTACGCGTTTGACGCTTGCGTGTCTTTTTTTTACCTCCTGTGCGATAATTATCGCGAAGATTTGGACTATTTTGAGCACTTCTAAGTAATGGAGATTGTAAAGGTCTATGACCTATTAGAAGTGTTCGCAACATTCTTGAACGTTCAGTTTCCGCATTTCTAGTATTCAAAATATGACTAATCTCTTCATCAATATCTGTATCCACATGTACATCTTCTAACTCGGGTGGAAAATAAATGGGTTGTTCTTGTAGAACCATATATTTTGTTCGGTCAAGAAGGTCGGTAGTTACTTCTTGTGAGTTTATAGTAAAAGTGTCTCCTACATTCATAGTTGCATCACGGGGGTCAGATTTGATACTTTTTACTTCAAATAAAAACTCTCTATAGTTTCCTTCTATAAACTCAGTTAAGTATGATTGGTGTGTTCCATCTATAAGAGGAAAAATGATTATGTATTCAGTTTCTACTTCTAGTTCCTCAAGTGGAACATCTATTAATTCGGGCATAGTTATAATATGCACACATTAAAAATCATCTTTTTTGTTTGTTGATGTTTGTGGTGTGTTGAAAAAACATCTGGTTAGTTAATTAAATAATAATACTCTCTATCTACTTAGGTTCGTTGCTCTGTATTAATTGTGGTGGCTACCACCCCTTCGTGTAATATTTCTTCTCTTAGTTCTTCGTCCATCAAGATTAAATCAATCAGTTTCTCTTTGATTAGTCCTTCGAGGAACTTTTTCCTTGCCATTTCGTATTCTTTTGCCATTTCGTATTCTTCCATCGCGATCATTTCCTCCTCCTTCTCTTCATCATATCCTTCGTACATGTCACACTCGAGCGTTCTTCTTCTATTGGTCTCTTGCTCACCTTTGACGTAAAGCATTTCGCGGATCATATCGCCCATCTCACTGTATGCTACGTTATTATCTACGCGATTTTTCATGATTTTCGCTACCTTATCTGCAAGAGGATCGCCAAACGTAGGTGATACATCGGAGAGCATATCTTTCCATGCTTCCTTATCGTGCTCCATCAGGCGCACTGCAAGGGCTTCTTGGTCGGGTGATAATGTGTAGAATGTTGACATTGTATATTGGTTGTTATTTCTGCTTGCGAAACCGCGGTCAACCCGTTCAATTTATTATCATCCATCATTCGCCATACTTGGCGACCACCTTCTCCTGGATACGCTCCAGTTGTTCCGCAAGAACGTACTCCTCGGACAACACCATCTTTACGTTCTGACGCACACCGTCTTCGGTTCGGCGTTCATACACCAAATGAGGCTTCCCCCTTGCAGTGATTAACGAGTAGTATTTCGGAAGCGCAGGTTCGTCACTGGGAGGCATCTCGCCCTTGTCTAAATACGACAAGATGTCAATTGCTTGTTGAAGCTTCTCTTCGGGCGACACCTTCTCGGACTTGGATGACGCTAACTGCTTCTTATTGTTGGCTATTAGCGTCGGGTGCTTTTCAACGACAAACCAATAACGGTCTTTTTTAGAAGGTCCATAAGTGTCATGACCAGGACCTACGTATTTTGGAAGCATATCGCTTGTAATACCCTCTGGAAGGTTTTTTAAGTCAGTTTTTCTGGCTCGTTGTGTTCCTTCTTTAATGCCTTTTTGGTTAGACCGTTGTACATCTTGAGATACAACACGTAAATTATCGTATGTATTGTTTAATGGGTCTTGGTCAATATGGTCAACACTGATAGTTTTTGTTCCCTTGCCATTTCCATGACAACCTGTAATAATTTGATGGATATACAGATTTGTATTTGAACATATATAGCCAGTTTTATGTTTATAAAATGTTATTTTCTTGTTATCGTTGTGTTGTTTTTCATATGTTAGTATTTTTTCGTATGATTTTGGACATAATTTAATAATCGTGTCCGGATTACATCCCATGAGTAATATAGTATCTGTTAACGTAACCGAATATACAGGATTCTTTGTAATATTTGCATCTTTTCCTCTTTCTTTTTTATGACTATTTACATATTCAACAGTATGTTCGGGGTAATTTTCGCTAGTATATGTTTCAATGAGTGTTTCTAACTCTAACATATTTACTATGAATTAGTTAGTAAATATGTTATTTATTTCAATTTATAATTTTATGTAGCAGCTCGCTTAGTTGGAGTAAGCACGCTTTATCCTATAAGTTTCCCTATAGGGCGGACTGTATCTTAAGCCATCTCAGGTTGCTTAGACCTTCACTGATGACCCATACCCGTTCAGTCTCTGACGCCCTACCATAGATTAGCATAACATCTGTAGGTAGTAAGCATGCGGGTTGCCCAATCCTTTTCATTATTACCTTACCCAAGTTCATTACTCTTGGCCACACAATCCTTTCGGAATTGTGCTTGGTAGAAAAGGCTCTAAGGGGTTTCCCGAACAACAAGGTATGTCGCAGTATAAAAATACTACTAGCAGTTGGGCTGGGTTAATTTTGCGACACCACAAATGGTTTTCTATAGCAAGAGGTCGCTTTGCTATAGCATACTGCTTTTCGGCCCTGATTACTCAATTTGAGAAGCTAAGGCCACCCATACCACTCATGACGCGGAGAACATTGTAGTTGGTAGCGTAGACGCGAACCTTGGCGGTGTTGACACCGGCAACAGTGGCGTTGGAAAGAACCAACTGAAGGGTGGCGTTGTCAATACGGGAGAAGTTGCAGGTTCCAGAAGGCTGGTGCTCCTCAGGGCGAAGTGCGAAGGAGTAACAGTTGATACCGGAATCGGGGGCACGGGAGTGAGCCTGGTAGGGCTGGACAACGTCGAAGTAGGAGCCCTCACGCTCGGAGAAGCGGTCCTGGCCGTTAAGCTGAAGCTTGGCAACAACGACGGGGTTCTGTCCCCAGCAGTGCATGTCCAAAGAAGACTCGGCAAGGACGAAAGAACCGGCGTCAGAGACGGCAGAGTTGGTGGCACCGGCAGAGGGGGTATCGAGGACAAATCCGGCTCCCAAGGTAGCGGCGTTATTGGACTGCTCAGTCTCGAACTGGTTGTCCTTGATGAAGCCCTCACCGTCCTGTCTAACCTGAGAACCAGGAAGTCCCTTGAGTCCCCAGTCAGATCCGAAGGCATGAAGAGCGTTGGGAAGAGCATCAACGGCATCAGTGTAGTTGAAGGGCTGAGCACCGAGGAGCTTGAAAAGGGTGGAGTTACAGATAAGGGAAGAGCAGTAGTCGACGTTAGCGTCGGGCTGGACAACCCAGATGAGCTCCTTGACGGGGTGGTTGAAGTTCAACTTGATCTTGTTGGAAGAAGAACCGACGGACTCGTCACCAGTGAACTGAAGCTGGGTGATGAGATACTCGTGGGGGTTCTGGGCGAAGCGACGACGCTCGTCAGTATCCAAGAAGACGTAGTCAACGTAGAGGGAAGCGGCAACCAAGGACTGGTTGTAGGCAATGGTGGCAGTCTTGGCGACGGCGGCATTGCTGGAACCACAGTTGAGCTCGGTGACGGCCCACAAGCACTCGTCAATGGGGCGAAGGTCAAGGTTGATCTTGACCTCGTGGTATTGAAGAGCGATCAAAGGAAGGGCAAGACCAGGGTTGGTACAGTACCAGAACTGAAGGGGAATGTAAAGAGTGGTCTCGGGAAGGGCGTTGCGAGGGGCACAGACCTGACGAGGAGCGTTGGAGTCACAAGGACCATCAACATCGGCGAAACCAGGGTCGGTGATGAAGGTAAGACCAGTGGTGTTACCAACCATCTTGAAGTAAGCAGACTCCTGGGCAGAGGCCATGGTGAGCTGGTTCCAGATGTGCATCCAGTCACCATACTGGCGGTCGATGCGCTGTCCACCGATCTCAACCTCAACCTGGGAGATCAACTGCTCTCCAGGGAAGTCCAACCAACGGGCATAGACCTGTTGGGCAGCAGCAGTTCCCATGGATTGGTTGATCTCAGGAAGAGTGACCTGAAGGTAGGTACGGTAGGCAAGATCACCGTTGCGGCTGATAGGGCAAGTCACACGACGGCCGAAATCAGCTTGTCCATTGAAGGTCTGTTCAATAGACTCAATGGCAAAGTTGGTGTATCTGCGGTAAGTAACCTTCCAGAAGGTAATTTGAGGATTTCCAGTCAAATAGACGTCTTGAGCGCCGTAGGCTACGAGTTGCATAAGTCCGCCTCCCATGATTATACTATCTCTAAAGAAAAAAATATTTTAACCTTACGCTAAATTACTTATTTTTACGGTTAATTGTGAGATTGGTTTTTATGAAAATATCTAGGTATTCATCAGAAAACACCTCCTTTTTGCCGTTATGAGATTTTATAAACGTATATTTTTGTTTGTTTTTGGTAACAGTCCATCCTTCATTAATCGCGTTGTATAAAAAGTTCATTTTCAAGAATGTTTTTTTGTCTATCTGAATATTTTCTGATAAGTTTAAAGATACATCCATGGTAAAAAGGTGGTTAGTTAATTTATATGATAAACGATAACTATTTTGAAAAAATACTTTATTCTTTTATAAATAGCTTAATCTATAAAAAATGCTAGATATCAAAAACTTCTATAGACAAAGAAATAAAATATATTTAATAAGAAAAATACTAAATAAAGTGATTTCTACTAATAATAATAACAACCTATCTTTCTTAATTTTTTATCTATATGCCTTCGTTTAAACCCAAAACTACTAAAAAAATTATCATTGATCAAAAAAGTACTGTTACGTTAGACAGCAAACACAGTGAGTTTTTAGAAGAGTTTGAAAAAGACACTACTACAGTTGATGATCTGGGTGAAGAAAAGAAAAAAATAATAGACAAATTACATAAGGGACATGTTCCTAAGGGAGGAACGCGATTAGAACAACATCTTGACAGAAAAGATAGACTGAAAGAAGTAACAACAAAAGTCAAGCAATTAAAGAAGAAACGCGTAAACTATTTGTTGGATAATTCAAAATATGTATTTGGATATTTTGAGAATAAAAAAAGTATTGCAGAAGGAGAAGAAGATAATAAAAATGTTTCAAAACTGAATAGTTTTTTCAAGATAAAAGATGAAAACGAAGAAACTAAGAAAAATGTCGAGAAAACAAATAAAAATATTATTCACGAATACTTGTCCAATGTAGATAATGCTTTTTTGGATGTTGGAAATTATATTTATTCTACTGATATATGTCAAAAGTGTAGAAGTGGTGAACTTATTCCTATTGAAGATGAAGGTGTAATGATTTGCAATAAATGTCATTATAATGTTCGATATCTTGTTGAAAATGATAAGCCTTCCTATAAAGAACCACCCAAGGAAGTATGTTTTTATGCATACAAGAAGATAAACCATTTTAAAGAAATTTTATCTCAGTTTCAAGGAAAAGAAACTACGCAAATACCAGAACAAGTTATTGAAGACTTGCAGTCACAAATCAAAAAGGAGCGTATTCAGATACACGATTTATCTTATTATAAGTGTAAAGACCTGTTAAAAAAGTTGGGTTACAATAAGTATTACGAACACATAAACTTTATAAAGAATAAACTTGGTATAAAACCCGTGGTTATCAGTCAAGACTTAGAAGAGACCCTGTGTAATTTCTTTATGGAAATACAATATCCTTATGCAAAACACTGCCCCGATTATCGTGTCAACTTTTTACATTATTATTATGTTTTATATAAGTTGTTTGAGCTTTTAGACCAGACACATTTTTTGGTTCATATTCCAATGCTAAAAGACCGTGAAAAGTTGATTGAACAAGATTCCATATGGAAAAAGATTTGCGATGAACTCGACTGGGAGTTTATTGCAACTATATAAGGTATAAATTAAGATAATTATTGTCACTTGTATAGACAAATGACAATAATTTACATTAGAATAAAATCAGATATTGGTTATGATTATAGTCCTCCAGGGAAACCAACAAGGTTAGCACCAATACCGAAACCAGCACCAGAACGACTAGTAACACCCATGGTAGGAACGTAGGTATCCAAGATGCTGAAGGTGGCGGCGGCGGTAAGAGCAAGGAGAGCAATCTCTTCCATGTTAAGAGAACGCTTGGGGATGGCATAGGCAGCAATGGCAACCATCATACCCTCAACAAGATACTTAATAACGCGTTTAATTAATTCAGCAACGTCAAACATACTGATTGATTATACTAAATATTGAGAAAAATAATTTATGTTATATTGTTAATTAATACATATAAATGCCGTTATTAAAGAACCCTAAATAAATGACTTAAATACAAAAACTAACATATTTGTATTATGAGTTCTTCAGGAATGTCAGGCGACACAAGCAGTTTTACTAAAAAGATGAATGCAGATGGGTCAACTAATCCCACTTACGTTGATGTTTTGGATGAAGATAAACCAATTGCAAATCAAAAGTTTGTATGCGTGTCTTTTATTTCACCCGAGCATCTTTTAAAGAAGAAGGAAACGTTTATGTTTTCAAAGTTTCTAAATAATTATGAACTTTCTAAAGGTATGGAAAAATATCATCAATTTCTTAACTTTCTTTCTTTCAAGTATAGCCTTTCCAATGAAGAGCTTCTTCAGGATTTTACTGAGTTTGCGAAAGAAGAGATTGATAATTTGAAGGGAGGAAATCTTGAGAATGATTATAAGAACTTTTTGGACAGTCAGGAAGACAAGTTGCAAGAAGAGTTTAATCGTGAGTGTACTTTTCAGACGTCTGTTCGTGGACTAAAGGTGAGAGGAACTTATCCTACACAGGATGAGGCCGAGCTACGCTGTAAGATGTTGCGCGAGATTGACCCTAATCATGATGTTTTTGTTGGCCCCGTTGGTATGTGGATGCCATGGGAGCCAGATGCATACAAGACTGGAAGAGTTGAGTTTATGGAAGATGAGCTTAATCAGCTAATGCATGAGAAAAATAAGAACCAAGAAGTTGCAAAGGCACAGTTTGATAAGAGACTAAAAGATAGTCGTCGTTCAGCTATTGAAGAGAATGTTCGTAAGGCACAGGAGACCGGCACAACTCTTACACAGGATATTGATGATGAAGGTAATCTTGTTAATATTGGTAAGAATACACAAGAAGAGGTTCTTTCTAAGAATGATGTTGTTTCTGTTGCAGACATTCGTTCTGAGCTGTTTGAGGGAGATAATATTGTCATGTCAAAGGATACCGATAAGGGTCTTGGACAAGTTTTAAAGTCTATTGATGAGAGTGCTGATAAGGAAAGTGGCGATAAGGAGGATAAGTAAATAATATAACTAAACAATATACGTATAAAATCTATATACATATATTGTAATTGACTGCATAAATGACAGAAAACGTTGATAGGTCGTCAACATTATTTTTGTTTGATGTTGACGGAACACTTGCTGAGTCGGGCCAAGTCATCAAAAAGGATATGAAAGATATGTTAAATGAGCTAAAAAAGAAAGGATATCATATTGCAGTTGCAGGAGGAGGCAAGTTGTCTCGTGTTATTGTTCAGTTAGATGGTGTAGGATTAAATCATTATTTTACAGAATGTGGGTGCGTATATCATATTCCAAGTAAAAAAAATGATATAATAGATAGTATTACCACAGAAGATGAAGTTACAAATATTTATACAAAGTCTCTTCGTAATCATGAAATGTATTCGTCTATAAATATATTAATCAAAGAGTGTTTGCATTTTTTGTCACAAGTTGACTATACACTAACTGGCAATTTTATTGATTTGCGAGATGGTATTGTTTATGTTTCTCTTATTGGTATGACCGCAACCCAAGAAGAAAGAAATGTATTCAAGGAGTTGGATAAAAAACACAATTATAGGTCACAATTAATAAATCATCTTAAACAAAAAGTTTGTGATTTACATGTTAACAGTAAAATTAATATTTACGAAGGAGGAGAAGTTGGAATAGCTATTTTTCCTTCTGAGTTTGACAAACAACAAGTAGTTCAACATGTTAATAAAGATTATGATACCATTCATTATTTTGGCGATAAATATTTAGATAATGGAAATGACAGATTACTACTAAATCATGATGATGTAATTGGGCACCCTATTAATAGTCCCGAGGAGACTCTTAGTGTTTTGCAAAGTATACAAAGATTAACTAGTTAAATAACATAAGTATATTATCTTAATTATGCATAGTATAGTAAATAGTATGCATAATTCAATACGAGATATAGTGTTACAAAATATTTATCAAGATAATGAAGATACCGAGAATACGCCTCCAAACGAAAAAATAATGTCTATATTCGAACCTTATCAAAATCCGTTTAATGTATTAATATGCGGTAGACCATCATGTGTTTGCACATTTATAGCCATTCGTCGTATAAGATTTGTTGATTAATCACCATTTTGTCTTTTTTACTGTAATAGTCTGTCCTGACCCACGTTTTTTAACTTTACTTGGGTCATACTTTTCATCTTCATCGTCCGATGGTAAGTTTTTCGACATTTCCCAGAACTCTTTTGCCCCAAGACGAAAGTTACCGTGTGCGTCTGCTTTATACCAAAAGACCTGGTCTGTAAGTTTATTAGACTTAGAGTTATTATTAATAACAAGACATTCATAGTTTTCAGTACATTGGTCCATCACTTGACAAAATGATTCAAATGTCGGAAACATACCTGCATAATTATCATAAATACGTTTACGATTTGCTATATATGGTTCACGCAAAATAAATACAAAATCAATATTTGTTCGTAAAGTGGGAGGAATACCTAATGGATACTGCATGGTAATAATTAACATTACTTTCCAGTGACGGCCATTCATAAATAATAATCTCATAAGTTTATCTTTTGCCCATGAACCATCATATAAACAATCATCTAAGATAACAAATGTTCTAGGGTCGATGGTTGACCTCTTTCTTGTTTCTAGTTCTTTTTTTATCTGTTTTAAAACAGTTTTTTGACGAATAAGTAATTTTTCAATAATAGCTGATGAATATTCGTTATGGATAAATACACGAGGGACGAGATTTCCATAGAAACCATTACCCTCTTCTGTTCCAGATACAACCACACCTACAGGTATATCTTGATGATAATATAAAAGATCTCTACACAAAAAACTTTTTCCTGTATCACGTCTTCCTACTAAGACACATACAGGTCCTTTTGATTCATCGGGTTTAAAACTAATTGATTTCATACTAAACTTTTGTAGTTCAAGTGACATACTTATACCTAATTATAGTAATTGTTTTGCTTTATATAGTATAGTTAAATAATCATTAAAAATATATTTAACGCGATTGTAAATTAATATTAATTATACTAAATAAGTTTAAATGTTTAGATATTAATGTATTTACTTGATAATGATGAACGCCAAGTGTAACTTGAATTACACTAAACGAAAAAATGATCGTCTCTTTGAAAACTTGAAAAAAGCCGACATACTAGATATGGAAAGTATTCAAAATTATATTCCAATATATAAGCGTTTTTTTAATTTAACTGATACAAACTATGAAAATGTTATTTTAGATACATCATATATTCTTCATGATGTCTTGAAAAAGTCGGAAGAACATCCTAATATATACAAGTGTATTGTAGAGAAAAATATAGGAAATAGTGAAGAAACAAAAGAACCTCGAACAAATACAATGAAGACAAATGTTTTCTGTAAAGTTGCCCCTCTTGTTGATCCTTATAAGTTTATGATTGGCAAGTTATTTAACAATCCAGAAATCTTTAATATTCCTAAGATTTCAGAGACAACTGTTCCTAGTTATCCTACACTTCTTGATGTAAACAACAACGCATATACAGATGGATTTTTTGTGTATTTATCAAACATGTTAAATGTGAAGTATGGTTTTGTTCATGGTATTTTATATTATGGAAATTATGTTGGTGTTAAGAAAAACTTTCGTGTCAATATTTACGACGATATTGAATATCTAGCAACCTCCACATTTTTTAACCGTCACAAAAATATTGATTTTCAGGTAGAAGATTATTCTTACATTCTTAGTCAATTAAATTGTGATGATGAGTCTGCTAAGAAGAGACCACCAATTAAGATTAATATGGATAAAGATGATAATTCAAAGAAAGAGCGATCATTATCAATTACATCAGTAGATAGTATTGATAACAATTTATACGAAGGTATTTTTGAAAATGACACGAATATTAATGTAACTGAACAATCTAGTAATAAACCACCTATATCATTAACTCTTGAAGACTTATCAAACTCTGTATTTACCATTGACGATTGTATTACGAATAATTCTATGGAACTTATGACAACAAAGTCTGTATCAAGTAGTTCAACTTGTTCTTCACGAACATCATGCACATCCGATGATAATGAAAATAATAAACATTCTAGTTCAGATGAAGGTAGTAGTGTGACAGAATGGACTGATAACAGTTCTGAAGAAAGTGAAGAAGATGAAATATATGCAACACTTCCTCGTTTTCCAGTTGAACTTGTTTTTATGGAAAAAATGGAATATACCCTAGACAAACTAATGGTAGATGATGAAATAGATGATGATGAAATGACATCTGTTTTAATGCAAGTTATTATGATACTTGCAACATATCAAAAGGCATTTTCATTTACACACAATGACCTTCATACCAATAATATTATGTTTATTGAAACAGATAAAAAGTACTTATATTATCGTTACAACAAAAAGCTATACCGTGTACCAACGTATGGCCGTATCGTAAAAATTATTGATTTTGGACGTTCTATTTATAAATATAACGGTTTAACAATGTGCAGTGATTGTTTTAAACCCGGAAATGATGCTTCAACTCAATATAATACAGAACCTTATTTTAACGAAGAAAAGCCTCGTCTTGAACCAAATATGAGTTTTGATCTTTGTCGTCTTGGAACATCTATGTATGATGAGTTTTTTGAAGAACCAAATGATGAGATAGATAGTCCTATTGCGAAAATTGTCGATGAATGGTGTAAAGACGATAATGAAAGAAATGTATTGTATAAAAAGAACGGAGAGGAGAGATATCCTGGATTTAAACTTTATAAAATGATTTCACGAATTGCACATAAACATACACCCGACGCACAATTAGATAGACCAGAGTTTATGAAATATTCTATTTCAAGTAAAGAACTTCCACAAAAAATGCGTAGTCGCATCATGGATATTGATAAGATACCAAACTTAACTAACTAATCAACTAATCAACTATAGTAATATTATGTCATATACAGCATAATATTATTTGAATATGGTGCAATTAAAACCCAGGGTTGTCAGTAAATACTTTGGGTGCACCTCCCGTTAATGTTCCTTCTGTTATGGAACTAACATTATTAGTCATATTTTCTAAATCAAGTTGCTCGTAAATAAAGGAACCTATCATAATACTAACAAACATAAGGGCCGAAGTTTTAAATGTTGTTCTAGTATCAAGTTCTTGTTTCTTAATTATTTTACGATCAACGTAATGAATAAGAGCATAAATAATACATGAACAAACTGCTAATACAACAGTATTCATTTATTCTATTATGGTATATAAGTTTTTGCTATATAACGCGATTAACTCAATATTTCAACGTCCATTAAAGGGTTTGTATCAAGAGATAATGAAGGTATTTCAATATCATGAACATCTAGTTCATCAAGACTAATACTGTCTGTGGATATCTTAATTTTATCTTCATCGTCGTTATCGTCCTCCTCTTCTTGTTTTCTCAGATCATTTCTTATTTTACTTATTTCTTCCAGACGTTCAAGGTCTTTGGGTGCCTCTATCTGATATTCATTTTTCTCAGTATCCACGGCACTATCAACATCATTAAATGTCAATGTTGTCGATGGTTTTTCATCAACATTTTCTTTTGGCTTAATTTCGGGGTCAATACTTTCAGTTGGTTCTTCACCACCAGTTTGTTCAGTTGTATCATCTTCTTTTTCTTCTGGAGGTGTAATATCTTCTTCTTTGATTTCTTCTTGAATATCATCTTCAGTGGTTTCATCGAGGTAGCATTTAAGAATGGTTTGGACAGGAATACTTTCGCGAACCGTATTTAAAATACACTCTTGCGTAATAACCTCAAGTTCACGATTATTTTTCTGCTTTTGAAGAGGTGGAACATGAATGTCAAATAGATATACATTTCTATAACACTGTCTGGCAGTGTTGACATACACTTTATGAATAAAATCGTTAATACCCATTATGTCAAGATCAACCTTTTTTGCCTTTTGTCCAACACGGACAGATGTTAAAATCTTTAACTGTATGATATGGACACAAGTAATTAAATCTTCTAAATATTGACAACCACTTTTTTCAATAATTCTCTTTGTTTCTGTATCTACAATATCGTTGCTCCATTTGGGAATGCGGGAAATAAAGTTCTGAAAAGTCATAAGATACTTTTCCATCTCGTCGTTGTTCTTGCAAAGTTTAATAGATTCTTCTAAAATAGACCGAAACCCCTCAATGACGTGAGGGGTTAAAATTGTAAGAAGTCTTGCACCCCATTCATTTTTAGATTCATGAAGGCCACTTGGTGTAAAATCATCCATTTACATAACTAGCATATTTTCTAATTCATCATTTGAACACAAAAGAAACATATTTATTAAAAAAAACATGGAAAGCTTTTCATTTCTAAACTCTTTTTTAGTTTGACTAAACTGAAAAATTACATGGTGGTGATGAAATGGTTCTATGTTAAATGGATGTTTACCTTGGAAATATCCTAAAACATCCAATGAACTAAAACCATTCTCATACAAAGTTTCAACACAATTATGAATGTTTAACACGGATATCTCATTTTTTAACTTATTAATAATTCGTCTTACCGAAGAAGCATTATTTTTTTCTCTATCAATATAACCGTCTGCTTGACAAATATTATATTTGTATAGATTTACGTTTTCTTTATCTATATATGGTGATGGAATATGTATTTCGCAAAATCTTGACATGATAGGTCGTAATAATTTATATTTGTCTTCAATTATAATAAAAAATCGAGTTGTATGACTAAAAACTTCTATACATCTTCGTAACGCAGACTGTGCATCAATTGTAAGCTTATCTGCGTTTGTCAAAATAATACTTTTAAACACATTACCACCAAGAGTATTAATATGTGTTTTTGCGAAATGTTTTAGATCTTCTCTTATAAACTTAATTCCCTTTCCTTGTGCACAATTAACATACAAAACATAATCTTTTATTGCAGATTTATCAGTATATATCATGTTTATGAATTTAGACAAAATTGTTCGTTTTCCACATCCTGGTGAACCATGAAAAATAATATTTGGAATACTTTTTTTTTGAATAAATAGGTTTAATCTATTTAATATTTCTGTATGTGTATCAATTGTTTCGGACATATTTATAGAGCAGAGACTTTGTTATGATTTATAAATATGTGTATATATCTGTAAATACTTATTGTTGTATTGTATGTCTATATTGATTACAATACATCATATATATTTAATTTAACTGCGTTTATATTTATTGACTTTCAGCCTCAGGTGGTGTATCAACAACTTGTGTTGGTTGGGTTTCGGGTTGCGCGCTAGGGACAGGTTGAGCTGGTTGCTGAGTTTCAGGCTGTGGGGCAGACACAGTTTGCTGTGATTGTTCTTTTTCCTCCTCCTTTTTTCCAAAAATAAAATCAAAGAACCCTCCACCTCTTTGTTTACGTCGTTTTGTATGTTTTTTTGACTTTTTATTGCGGCGAGATTTATGACGTCTAGTTTTATTTCTAGGTTTAACAACCTTTTTAGTTTTATTTTTACGTCTAGACATATGTTTGCGTGTTTTACGACGACCTCCACTAGCAGGTTTAGACTGGATTGAACCCCAGTCTTTAAAAGAAGGAGGAACACCCATCGACATTGATTGACGCCTTCTTCTCATTTCTTCCTTTTTACGACGTATTATCTCAGAACGGTCAGGTGTAAGACCAGTAGCACCACTTCCAGTGGGACCATGTGCAAGTTCAAATGAGAGATCTCCCATATCGTCACTTTGTGATGAAGAAGTAGTTCCAGTACTATCCTGTCGTTTAATATCGACTCTAATATTACTCATTTCTTATATATTAACTAAAGATATTGTTTTGTTTTGTAAGATTATATCGTATATGATCTACTGCGAAACAAGAATGAACCGTGTTGACGTACAAGCTCCATGATTATGATACGCATGTAATAATAAATAACACTTCTGCAAGTGTTACAAGTATCTGCATCTTCTATTCTTGTATATATTTCTTCAAAAACCATTTTAATTTTATTGTATAGTATAGTTCTAGTGTGGTCGTGTGGGTTAGAAACTAACCAAAATGCCTGATTAAATATATCAGCATATGGTGGAAAATAGAATGGTCTATGAATAAAAAATACATTTACTATTTTTGAAAGATGTTCATTTAACATATTAACTAATCTTCGTAAATGCCATATATTTCCATGACAAAGATTATAAATGTAAAGGAATGCAATATATTTGGGATAATGTGTATGTAGATTAACAAACTGAACGTCAGGTGCACAATATGAATATATAATATCTATAAGACATGATGGTAAACGTTCGTACAATTCCAATGACATTAATTTTAATATTTGTCCGTCTCTGTTATAGATGTCTAACATTATATTGTTAGACATCCATTACTCTTTATTTATTCGTCTGGAGTTTCTTGAGGAAGTAAAAACTTAGTATCGTAGATATATGATAAACTATATGTCGTATAATTCAACAAAAACTCTGTTACTTTTGTTACATATTTAATTAAGTTAGTTAACAGTTCTTTCATAATATTTATATATAAAGATGATAATTTATCACAATACTTAACGCAAAGCTGTAGAAGACAAAGATTGAGTATATGGGTTTTCTTTAAACGCGTTAAGAAGATCGGGAGACATTCTTTCTACACCAATATTTTGTTGCATATTTGCAGGCTCGGTAACTTTTCCATAAAACTCTTTGGACATGGCTTGCTGGGGCATATTAGAAGGTGCCCACATGCGGTTGTTGTTTCGGTCATTGTCTCTTTTTGCGGTCTTTACCCGAACATTTGAGTTTAATAATTTCATGTTTCCGCCGTTTGTGCGTCCTTGAATGGCTGGTTCCTTCTTTTCATTATTTGTCTGATTGTAATTTGACATATAACTGGTTTGTGCATAAGAACCTTGGATACCATTCGCATTACCCGTAAAGGATTGAGTGGTTGTATCACGCTGATTTTGAATACTTTGATGTTGCGTTACAAGGTACGCATCAGACGACTGGTTTTGAATATACGTATTGGGTGAATGTATGGTAGTTTCTTTAATAGTTGTTGGTGCAACATCGTTTGGATTAAATACTTGTTCCTTCTGAACAGTAGTTCCTGCATTACCATAAACACGCATATTATTAACAGTCTCTTGTTTTTTAGTAGGATTTAACATTTGAGTGATTGGAGCAATGACCGCACCAATTGCATTTGTAAACCCAGAACCATACGAAACTCCAGCTTTACTATTTAAATCACGGTTGTTTGTATAATGACTGTAACTTCCTTTTACACCCTGTGTGTTAAAACCACTGTCAGGACCTTTTAAGTTAGTAATAGGCGTTGAACCTAGCTCATTTCGTGTAGATTCTTCATACTGGCCTTTTATGTAATTAGCTCCTTTATCTCTTGAAACAGCAACACCAACATATGATTCAGAATGCATACGTGCGGTATCATGAATTTCTTCGTTTGTTCGAGGTCTGGCAGCCTTTATGTCACTTGTCGTTTTGAGCCATCTATCTTGAGATTGTTCAAAGAATGTATCAGGTTTATGTTGTTCCATTTTACCCATAATTCCAATATTTTTTACACCAGAAGATGCAGGACCTTGATGATTTTCAAGTGAATATTCTAACTTGGGATTGGTTGCAACGCGTAATTGGTCAACTGACTTTGGCATATATGTATCACGAGCTTCCATACCTGCGTTAAGTCCTCCTACACCATGTGAACTATATCCATTATTTAATCCAGGGGCGACTTGTTCACTTTCGAATGGCTTCATGTTATTGAACTTTAAACTAGAATTGACACGAGATTGGTAAAAATCGTTCATGTTTTGCTGTCCATGTGAATTATGAATATTGTCCTCCGGTTTAAACAACGGTGCCTGTTCTTGCTTTTTAATATATTGAGTACCACTTCCATTCATATTATCTAACATAGAGTCACTTCTAGCACCATTTAAAGTCTGTTGGGTTGTTTTATTTCCGTAAAAAGGTTTCATGTTGTTATGTGTAAAATTATTTTCATCTACATATGAACCTGTGAGTGAATATACTTGATTAATATTACTTCCAACCTTTTTTCCATGTATTTCATTTTGGTAATAATTGTTTTGATCAAAATAACGGGCAGTAGCATCATTAGGATTATTATATGGTCCATAATCGGTTCCTTCAGTTGCCATATTTTTTCCTTTGTTAGTAGGATAACTTTGAGGTGTCATTTGTTTCATATTGGCATAACCTTCTTTCGCTTTCATTAATCTATCTTTCGCGATATTTTTACTTTTATTTGTATTTACATTTTTAGAGGGTTCTTTATCATCTTTCATTGATATAGCAAGACCTCCTAATGCTACAACTGGTATTAATACTTCCATTAATGTATATACTAAATAAGTAGATTATAATTAATCTATCTACTTATTTAGTTGCCTCAATATTTTACTTTATAAATTAAATTAGTTTTGTTTTGCATAATGACGAGGTAAAAGGTCTTCTGTCTGTAAAGGGTGTAATAAGAGACTTTCAGGATTAAAGGTATCCTTTTCTAAAATACGTGTGCTAACATTATTTTGAAATTGTACTTCAACATTTTCTTGAGGGTTCAAAAGGGGCTCATATTTTGGCATTTGAGTTTCTACATCACGTAATTCCCATGCAGGTGCAATAGCACGTGGTTGTTCTGTGTATAAACACGAATTGTTAGGATATTGAATTGGTTTAGAGTTTACATTAAAGTTTGTGTATTCGGATTGACCTATACAATCTCGGTTCAATGGACGAATACCCTTCAAGTTACTTTCTAAATCAACACTATTTGTCATGTAGTTTGCGCCCCATTTTTGAAGGCGAAACTGGGGATCTTCGATATAGTCTGGACGTGTGCCATTTCCGGGAGCGTTAATCATATATCCACATGCAAAAGTAGAGTGGCGAACTTGTTCTTCGCGTCTAGCTAAATCATCTCTAAATCTTGTAGATGCCATTGTGTATACTAATATAGGTTATGAGTATATTTTTTTATATTTGACAAAACTATTGTCAATTATAAAATGATATAGGTATATTATATTTTATGTGCTTGGAAGAGGTGCAAGGCACAAACGGATTTCTCCTAAACTAGCAACGTTGTACTTTACCACAAGAGGTAAATCATTTTCTAAATATAGCTCGATTTGTGCACATAGGTTTGTGCATTTAATAAAATATCCAAGGTTCTTCAGAGAAAACTCTCCTTGAATAATCTTAGAGGAGTCTTGTTTAAGGATAAAATCCATACTACCATCTGATTCAGCGCGATGAATCTCAGCAGAAGCAAACTGTCCAGCACATCTAAAAATAAGTTCATTGCCTACAGACTTAATTTCTAGTTTATCAGAAATGACAGACAAGTCACGAATAATCTTTTGAAAATCTGTGGAAGGAAGATTAATAATAGAAGAAAACTTTACATCAGGATAACCAAGTTCTTCTGACTCGGGCTCAATCAATCTTAGCTTTTGTGTCTTGCATTGCTTGATTTCTCCATTCTCAAACTTGAGTGATAGGTAAGATACAACGCCATCTGTGTAATCATTATTTTCAATATAAATAGTAAGTGTATCATCATTATCAATCGAATTAATTAGCTTAAATAGCTGAAACATATTGACACCAATTACAATCTTTTCTGGCTTACATTCATAAAACTCAAAGTTTTCAGCCTTCAAGTGCATATGAGCCAATACAGTATGACTTTTATCCATATTAATAATACGAATACCGTCTGATTGAAATGTAATATTCGTTTCCAAAAGAATATCTTTTAGAGCCGTCATAAGAGTGCGGAATGGAGATATCTGCACAGTCTTGATAGTTAACACATTGTTTTCTTGAAACGATGCCATCTGTTTAATACCTATTCTTTGCACAAATCTTTAAGTGATTATACGCACATTCTATTTTGATTTTAACGCACTAGATAAAAAATATTTAGAATTACAGGTTACAAATTATCTTACTTATTATTTCTTTTGCCTTTTGCCACACGCGCAGCCTCTTTCGCGATTTTCATATAAGCTATCACTTTTTTACGTACTTCTTTTCGTTCCTTTTTTCTGGCCTTCTCTTCTCTCTGTCTCTCTTTTTCTTGTTTCTTTTCATTTTGTTCGTTTATCAAGATTTGTTTTTTACGGTTGCTTGTTACTTCCTTAACTGCTTTGATATATACTTTCTTCCAAATATCGTCTTGTTTCTTATTTTCCTTGTCTCGAGTTAGTTTTTCTTTCGCTTCTCTTAATGTCATGCCTTGGTTAACATATTGCATATATATGTTTTCTTTCATAAATCTTGTACCCATTCTTTGTATTTTTGTTTGATAGTTTTCGGTTTCTTGTTCTTCAAGTTGTTGCATCGCTCTTTCTGTATTCTCCAGTTGTTGTTGTAATTTCTTTTTTTCGCGAATTGCTTTTTTTACTGTAAGTTTTGCTAAAGCCCTCCTCGATCTTTCTATACGGTCTTTTTTGACAACATCACAATAAATAATCAACGATACTAATAAATGATACGCTAGCTTAGATAGCAAATAATCTGCATTTATCATATTTAGAGCATTTGAACGGACGTTCCGCAGAGTTCTAAATCCATCTATTATTTGTTTCGCCTTATTCTGATTATGAATATAAGGCACGCGATTTATCCTATCACAAATCTCATAAAGAATAGGATGAAACGATTTCACCGAAACAGTTGATCCGTAACTGTCTATATATGTACAGTTGATTGATTTTGGGAATGTATTTATTATCTCGTCACTTAAATGAAGTGTTGGATGAAGACGATTGTATTCTGACCATCGATTTTTGCTACAGTATATCTTCTTTATCAATCCATTGTTTGTAACTTTTTTGATTTGTTCAAATGTAAGAATAGAATATAAGTTTTTGTTTGTCATAAAATCTTCTTTGTTATCGAGTATCATCTCAATTTTTGTATCATAATCAATAAACTTATATACATACCTTTGCATGTCCACTGGTAGTTTTTCAAATACCTGGATATTTTTACTGCTGTTATCGTGTTCCATTTTTGTTCAATTATATTAAACCATTAACTTTTGTTGTTACCCCTGATAAAAATATATAGACTAGTTTCAATTTATTTTTTGACATATATAACCGTTAGCACGTGCGGTGTATTATAACTTTAATATATTTTTATACAATATAAACATATAAACATATTTACCTATTATATGAAATGAATATGTCAGAAGAAAAACAATTGGTTTCTCCTGATACAGGAGAAATTACAATAGAGAACTTTGATAATCAATGCAAAATATATATAAATGATATTATTGATAAGTGCAAAGAAGATAAGTATATGAGGTCAAGACTTCTTATTCATTTAAAAGACATCTTACCTAACGCACTAGAAAATGAATATAAAACACACAAGGAAAATGAAAAAAGAAAAGAACTTCTTGAACAAGAATTACATTCGTTTCAGACATATTTTCTTGCAACTAATTTGTATTATTTCTTGCCATCCAACTCCTCTTTTTATATGTACGATGGCACTGATTATAAATATATAAAAGAAGATGATATTATTTATAAGGTTCTATCTACAGTTACATATGATAATAAAGACTTGATTGATTGGAAGCATAAAACTAAGGTTAGCTTGATTAAAAAGATAAAAGAGAGAACGCTTTTGAAACATATTATTCCCGAAACAACAACTATTCAAAAAGTATTAAACTTATTAGCTCCGACACATTTTAGAACAAGAAATGAAGCAAAATATTTTTTAACTTGCATAGGTGATAATATTCTTAAAAAATCAAATGATGTAACATTTTATGTATCACCCTCGTCTCGTGAAAAAATAAATGAACTTGACAAAATGTGCAGTATTGTCCTTGGTATAAATAATATCAAGAATAACTTTGTTTCAAGATACAATGAAAATGTTAGTATGCAAAAATGTCGTCTTATTAAGATGAGAAATGGTAATGGAATGTATGATTCATGGGTAAATATTTTAAGAAGTGATGGATTAAACCTTTTGTGTGTTGCAGTTCACTATTCAACATCACATAGTTCAGGAGATAAGTTCTTAGAAAAAAGAGATGAACTGTGTGATTATACACTCTTTTTGAAAAATAATAGTCAAGAAACAATTGTTGAAAGGTTTTGTAAAGACTATATTCAACTTGACATAGAAGATGCTATTAATAACACATCAAAAACAAAGACAACAATGACATGGAGAAAACTTCAGTATATTTGGAAATGTTACTTATCTAAGATGTATATACCAAGTGTAGTGTATATCAATACGTTAAAGGGCATGCTAATAGATAAATATAAATATGATGAAGCAACAGATTCGTTTCTTAACATAACAAGTCGTTTTATCCCAGTTGTAAGTGACTTTATTTTATTTTGGACGAACACCGTAACTACATGTTCAAAAACAATAGGGAATGACTACGAAGTAGATGAATTATGTAGTTTGTTTTATAAATATGTAAAAGAGAACCCGTTAATGTTTTCTACTGCGGGAAAAATTGTAGAAGATGATATACTTAATATTTTGCGTTTTTATTTCCCTGATATTGAAATTATTGCAAATAAATATATTTTGAATATTGAATGCAGTCTTTGGGATAAGTGTGCTGATATTGTTACAATATTAGATGACGCAAGGGTATCTTTTCAAAAAGAAAAAGAATTGAGTGAAGATAAAGTAATTAGTTTTGATGATTTATATAAGTTTTATCTCAAAAGAAAAAAGGGGGAAATTACTATGAGTAAATCGTACTTTGAAAAGTTTATTGAAAATTATCTTAAACAATACATTGTATATAGCAGAGTTATTTCAGAAACATGGTTAACACATACAAGCTTACAAGAAGTACACGGAGATGATTTGTAAAATAAAATATCTTTTATAAATTGAACTTGAAATCATAGAAAGAGATAATGTAACCTAGAATAATCAGGTAATTATCTTAAAGATATTTCGTCAAATAATTTTAACACTCCTAGCAATATGCGAGCCAGACATAATAGGAGACATTCTAAACGGGTTCGTTCTAACTCATACGATACAGAAGATAGAGCCGATGTTATCAGTATCAGTAGCACAGAACCAGTCGAATGTGACGATAATTCGTCCGTTCATTCCAACCAACCATTATTGGTAAAAATAAAAAGGGAGCCGGGTCTTAGCGATGATGAAGAAATCGAACTTGTTAAGAAATCAAATATGTTACAAACTATTATACCAAAAATGGCCCCTTATGCAAAGTATATTTATAGGGTATCTGCTATATACATATTTTGGATACTGCTTCACTACATTACTGCACACATGTATGTGAGATATTGTGCAACACCTACTATTTATGGATTTATTGTATCGCCATTCCTTATTTCCGCTCCACACTGTATCGCTATGAGATGGGTATTTGCAAAAGGCGGAACCGTAATCGAAGGTATGTGGATACTTGTAGGAACGTGGTTATGTTCAAAGATTATTACTCAATAAAAAAAATATAAATAAAAATGGTATATTCTTGTATATATCATTTTTATTGTGCTTATTCAATAATATGTCATCAAATATTTATCTTACAAAACACATGAAAACGAAAAAGTGACAATAGAAAACCAGTGAGATTTTACACCCTTGAATATTTAAATATTTGTGTTATACATATTATAATACAAATGTTGTGGCTAACATATGCAATAGCAAGTATATTTTTGATGGGTGCATTCAATGTTTTTTTGCAAGCAACAAAAGACACAATACCAAAAGAGTTCCATTATACACATATCTATTTATGTTGCATACTTGTGTTGGCAGGTATACTCGGAGGAATATCATTGATATGTTATCAAGTCTTATACCCTAACGCGTTGAGTGAGCTTTGCAATGATTGTTTTACACCTTATTATATGATTGTCACTATACCAGCAATGTTATTGTTCACTTCTCTAATAACCAATACTCTTGCTTTGGCACAAGGTGGAGGAATTGCAGTTTCAATTATTAATCTCAATATGTTTTTTACAATATTCGTTGGCACATTGTTATTTGGAGACAAGATTAATTATCGAATTATTCTAGCAATGATTGTGGCAGTTGTTGCTATCACCATAGGCACGTATGAAAGTTATAGAATAAACAATTAACTTTCTAATTCGCCAGACTTCAACATTTCTCTATCAATTGAAACTACGTCACTTATATTTTTGATTATCTTATCACCCTTCTTACCATTATCATCCGTGGCAAAAGATGACGATTCTGTCACTATATCCAGATATTGTTTTTTCTTTGTTCCAGAACCAACATTGTGATGCTCGGGATTTGCATCTCGCCACTTATCAATATTTTTCATATTATTGTTAGCTACCTTATTAATTGCTTTTCGCATCTCAGTATTATTATTATCTTTTGTCCACTCATCATTGTTTTTAATGTACAACGACTTACGCTTCAAATCGGTGCAATGAATAGGACGTTTGGTCACCTCCATACCCGAAAGGTTCTCGATAAATAATTTACTGATACCATCAACATACCCTAGTCTTCCAACATTTTCCAGGTCTTCAAGTTGATATTTAATCGTTTCAATGAAATCCGTCAAGCTCATTGCATCTTTGCACTGGTCGTTCAAGAACACATTGATACTGTAATTTACATTATTCACATTATTACTCACATTATTAATGTTATTAATTGTTTTTCCCTCTTTTACTGCTTCTATTATTTGACTCTGCAACTTTTGGTTCTCCTCCTGTTGCTTCTTTTCGTTTTCTGCTATTGTTTCCATTAATTTATTGTTCTGGTCAACCAAGGTTTTAATTATATTGTTAGTCTCTGAATTATTTAGATTTTCATCTTCTTTAAATTCGGGTTCTATATAAGTACATTTCTTCTTATGGTTGTACAATGAGGCCCTATGTAAATAAACTTTTCCACATTCACACGAATATTCCTCTGGCGTTTTTTGGCGTTTTTCTGGTTGTATTTGGTTGTATTCTGCCATTTTGTGCTTTTTGGTAAGATTGTGTCTATCATATTCACTTAATTTGTTACTGGTAAAGTCACATATTTCACAATAGTATTTTTTGGCGTTTTTTGGCGTTTTCATTGTTGTATTTGTTGTATATATATACAACAGAAAAAACGCCTAAATCATTTTTTTTAATGATTTTTTGGCAAAAATTTATTTATGGTAACAAAAAAATCAATGGGTACAAACTTTGTTACCATAAAAATATTTTTTTTTCGTTTTCAAAAGTTCTTCATAATTC